CTCCTCGTCAATGCACTTCACCTCCCCAGTAGCGAGAAACTTCTCATAATAGGAACTCAATGAATTTGTAAATACCATACATTATTAACGATAATGAATTGTTTAACCAATAATGTATTAGACATGAACATTGAAAATTTTGAAACGTATCTTCGTCAAGGGAATATGGCGGAGAATACGATTGCAGCTTACCACTATGCCGTAAAAGAGTATTATTCTCGTCACAAGGAACTGAACAAGCGTAATTTGCTTGTGTATAAAACTTATCTCATTGAGAAGTTCAAGCCTAAAACTGTAAATCTACGTATTCAGGCAATGAACAAGTATCTTGACTATATGAATAAATCTCGTTTGAGATTAAAATCTGTCAAGGTACAACAGCGTAGTTATCTAGAAAATGTAATCAGCAATGCCGACTACGCTTTTCTGAAAAACAAACTAAAAAAAGAAGAAAACCAAGAATGGTATTTCGTTGTTCGTTTTCTCGCAGCCACAGGTGCAAGAGTCAGTGAACTTATACAAATGAAGGTGGAACACGTGCAGATAGGTTATTTTGACATCTATACCAAAGGTGGCAAGATACGCCGTATCTATATTCCTAAATCACTCCGCAAGGAAGCTACGGAGTGGCTCAATAGTACCAATCGTACAAGCGGTTATCTATTCCTCAATCGCTTTGGCGAGCGTATCACCACCAGAGGTATTGCGCAGCAGTTAAAAAACTATGCCACAAAATATGGTTTGAATGAGAAGGTGGTTTATCCTCATTCGTTTCGCCATCGCTTTGCCAAGAATTTTTTGGAGAAGTTCAACGATATTTCTTTGCTTGCTGACCTGATGGGACATGAAAGCATTGAGACCACTCGCATTTATTTGAGGCGTAGCAGTGCCGAACAACAAGAGATTGTTGATAAGGTCATAACATGGTGATGTATTTGGAAGGTTGGTCAGCCCATCCTTCCAAATTCCTCTAAAAGAACTTCATATAAATTATCAATCCTCCCAGTGTCAAACAAAAATACGCATACAATATCCAGAATCCGACAATGGCACATTTGGCTATCCTGCCATTAAGAGAAAACGAAGTGTCAGATTTTACATATTTATAGACTTCTTTCCAGTGATTAGTATGAAGTGCCTTCAATTCTGTTATCTGCTTCTCAAATAAAGATTTTTCTGCCTCAATCAATCTATGGCGATATTCAGCAAGAACAGCCTTATCCTCATCGCTAAGTTTGACATTTATAACAGTATTCTCCGTCTGAATAATTGCATGGCAAATAGTATCAGAGATATTGTCAAATGTTTTTACAGCAGCATTGAGAACCTGTGCCGATTCTTCAAAAGTTAACACTGAAGCATCTACAAATGCTTTTATCTGTCTCAATTCTTGGATAACATCTTTGATGTCCTTAATCTGATTCGTGAGATTTACAAGCTCGGTTTCAAAATCAACACGATTTTCAATTTTGCTAATGTTATCATCTTTATCTATGCACTTACTACCCTGCACTGGTAAAGGAGATTGGTCATATTTACTTTTACGCATGGTTCTATGTGATTATAAATGAAATACTATCTACCCCTGCTACGCTTAATCGGCTTACAGAGCCATTTTGCCATTTTTGCACAACGAATAGCCCAGTTACGCTCATCATCGTCCTTATCTTTGCCCCATCCATCACCGGGACTGCCACCACCTCCGCTTGAAGCCGCCATAGAAGTGGCAGCATCCAAATATCCGGCAAATAGTAAGGCGGCAACTTTGAATAAATTGGTCTGTTTGACTTCTTCATCAAGGCTTCCAAACTCTTCGTCAAAGACAGACTTAACCATATCTGGTATATCAACCTCAAATTGCTCTCCATCTACAGACATGGAATAGTGATGAGTTATAGGATTTGACAGAATAACCACTTCTTTATTATTATGTGCCTTTGTTTGTGCTTCTGTTTCTGTTGGTTGAATGGGAATTTGTTCCTTAGAAGCATGTAATCCAGCCCAAGTCGCTTCAATTTTTGATGGCATTAATTTTCGACTTTTACCCAATATTGAAGATTTATAAATGGAATTTCCTTTTCGTATAGCATAGCCTTTAACCACTCCCTCATCGTCTTTTGTCAACTTAATATCATACCCTTTGGCGTTTAACATCTGGCAATAAGTTTCCCAATCAAATTCTGGCATAGCTTTCAAAATGGCGATGCAGTCTTCACTGATTTGCTGAATATTCTCATCACGACGTTGCACGGATTGCACCCAGCCACGTCTCTCATTGATGATGTTGGCAGCATGAACGGCACGTTCACCAATATAGTGCGCATCGTTTGTTTTGCCCATATTGTCTATACGGTTAGCCACAATGTGCAAGTGAGGGATGCCACTTTTGCTGTCAGTGTGTAGTGAAACAACATACTGGCTATTTTTGATATTGGTCGGTTTAAGATGACTATCTGGTTTGCCACATCTTCTGTCAATGCTATCAAGCACGGCGATAAACTCATCCGCCAAATTCTGCCAATCCGTCATTGTCCACCCTGCCGATTCTTCTTTGGCTGGAGAAATCTCAAAGCGCAGTGCGTTCAGCGTTATGGGTTTCGGATTATATCTGTCCTTCATACATTGATGCTGGTGTTGCATCATTCGTGACCACATAGCCAAAGGTTCTATATTTTCCGGCAAGTCATTCACCTTAACGAGCCGGGCTTTGTCTTTATCTATGGAATACTCAATAGCTCGTGCTCCATGAGAAATTGCGTTTCCTTGTGCTATCATAATTTCAAATTTGATTTATACTATCTCGTATTTGTCCCCATCGGACAATAAGCCTATTTACTGCTTCTATCCAAGCACGCATATAATCTTCATCTCGGAAGTATCGTTTTTTAATCTCATCAGGTTTACTTTTGAGTACATTCTGAATGCGGATAAGGTCGGCTCGTGCATCCGATAAAGAGTTCAATCCTTGTACTTCCTTGTCTGAAAGTCGTTTGTTTGGATGGTGATTTTGCAATAATCTTCGTCCGTAGTTGCTAAGTGTCAGTCCACATTCGGCTGCTTTTTCTACTATCGCTTCATACTCTTTTTGAGTCAAACGAATGTCTATATGACGAGTACGAGCATTCTGTTTGCTATTGTCTTGTTGTATATTCATAAGCGTTTATAACTGGAATTTATTTCTAAAAGTGTTCTATCCATTGCGAGCCTGCGAGTAATGCAAGAAGCCTCCAAGACGACAAATGAGTGAAACTATTTTGTCGGACGGTGGTACTTCTTGCATAGAATACCCATTAAAAATGGGGCATTACATATCTTAAATGCAAGCATTGTCTTTGTCCGAACTATGCCATTTGTCTGTCAACTTTAAGAGTGGCTATTGTCACCTATATCTATTTGGATAATCAATAGTTTTACTTTCCCCTTAGTTTGGCTTCTCCAAAAACACATCACTAACCGGAATCTACCAGTTCCAAATGCAAGTAGTCAATCAAAGTTTGTAGGTTTGGATTTCGCTTTATCATCTTTTGAAGTATCATCGCAGGTGTTTCAGTCATCAATAAGAAATCCGCAATATCAAGTCCGTTCTTGCGCTGTTCGTCTGTGGCGCATTGTTCCAAACTATCACTCAATACAACTTTAGAACATACGGAAATGAGTAAAGCCATCTTGGTTTGCCAAACCTCTCTTGCACCCAAATCCGGGCATAGCATAACTGACCGACCTTTCAACACACTTACCACGTCAGAATTGAAGCATCCGTGTATTCCACCTGTTGCCAACCATATAAACTCCGGCATATAATGGGTAGCTACCAAAGCAGATTTTTCACTTTCCACAATAGCTACTGGTTTAGTCGGAATCTCAGACAACAGATGTTCGCCAAACAAACATTGCTTCAAATTGTAGTTTGGGAGATTCAGCTCTGTATGTACCCAACTAACATAACTTCTTGGCTCTTTTGTCCGATGTCCTGTTTCTGCATCGTACAACATTATCTTCCCTGTTCGTACATTACCCTGCCAATCAATTTGCCAATAGACAGTAGAACCGCCCCACTTCTTTGATGTGCCAATATGATATAGTTGGAATATCCGAGAAGTCTCGTCTTTGCCCAATATCCCTGACAGGTAAATGTACAATGGATTCATACCGTAGTTAGTAAGAGTTCGTTCCATTAGTTCTTTGTCAATAAAAGAAATGGGAGGTGGCAAGTATGGTTGGGATTTGCGAACTTCAACAAAACTATTCTTATTGCTGTCCGCCAACATTGGATTATCATGGAAATAATCTGATGGAGTGTAATGGTATTGACAAGATTGTTCATGGTCACATCTACCCACATAATCAGGAAAGGTTATTTCTCCTTGACTATCTATATACCTGACAAAGCATTGCTTCTTTCCACACTTCGGACATGATAGCTTTGTACCTCGTTTATATTTTTGAAGAGAAAATCTATATTCAGTCATACTTCATCGTTTTGTTATTGCAGTCCGTGCAGTTTGCACTTATTGCAGTTTTGCAGAAAGTTATATGGGACAATATGCAAACTGCAACAACTGCAAAGTGCAAAAGGTATCGTTTATTGCAGTTTCTCATATTCACCTCGCTTTACCTTCTTGATAATCTTATTCGTAGCAAGATTGACCAACGAATACATTACTGACCGTTCAGACAGCCCCACTTCTTTCCCGGCTTGAAGAGCATCGGCAGTAGTAAAATTTGCGGAAAGGCAATCAAGCAATTCTCTCTTTTGTGGTTCAACGCTCTCTCTCAACATATATTTCTGGATGTTGACGTAACAGTTCTCAAAGTATTCACTCAATGCAATAGCTGATTTGGCTGAGTCTATATCTACAAAATCCTTGTGGACTTCATCACAAGCCCAACGAAGAATTTGCAAGACTAAAGCCAAACGAGCAGTAATCATAGGAGCCTTAATCACTCTGCTATCCACGAGTCCATCATCTTGGATTTGATTGACAGCTCGAATCGCCTCGTTACGCCAGTTTGTAAAAAAGGCTTTGGCTTCCGAAGAAAAGTCCAATATTTTTTGTGTTAATCCATTATCCTCTGTCTCTGTAAAAGGTAAGCTAATTACTTTGTTAATGATAGATTCCCACATAGCAGAGTATTTATCAAAAGATGCGGAGGATGAATCTTCATCCAATTGCCAATCAGAAATTTCTTGTGAGGATGGATATACAAAAATTATCCTATCTATCAACCCATTGTCTTTATAACCTTTCTCTATTAGTTCGTGCATACGAGTTGTTTGCATTGTACCGACTATATTTATAAAGGGGTGTTCTATATGAATCGGTATAGGCATACTACACCTTGAAATATCCAGCGGTTTTCCGCTGAAGGCGGTCAATAGTTGCTCAATAAGTTGCCCTTTACTATATTGATTCACGGCATTAAACATTCCCATGATTTCATCTACATATACCACGATACCTCGTTGATTATCATCAAGCGCACGCATTAAAGCCTCCGGAGTAAAATCGGATATGATAGTTCTTCGTAAAATAGGTTTGTCTGGTAGTGGAGAGGAGTTGTCTTTTTTAGCTTTGCCGTTTTCAACCAAGCTATTATAATGCTCCATATCCAATTTGAATTGTTTGATGATTTTAGCATCATGCTTTCGGATGGGACGGAATGCGAAATCCAGAGGTGGAGTTTTACCCATTCCGGGACGACCTACCAATATCATATAAAGGGCAGAATTACTAATCCATCCACCACGAATACGGATATTGACAGCGTTGCCAATAGCGGTTGATACTGCCACCAAAAGAGAAGCCATCATGTACTCAATGGAATAATTTTCTTGCCGTGCTAAAGCCAATATCATATCTTGAATTTTGGCAGGAAAAGCATCCAAAGGAATCTTGCTTTCAAAGACCCCTTCAAATTCCATTCTGAGTGCATTGCATAAATTGGTTGCATCCATTAGAACCTGGTATTTCTTTTTGACTTTATGAATTGGGCAGCTTCATCTTCCAAATCTTTCTCAGATTTTATTTTGCCAGCATGAAGCCACTCATCTATTTCAGATTTAAGGAACATGATACGCTTTCCTCTTTTGTGAAATGGAATTAGATGGCAACTCGTCCAACCATACACAGTTTGTTCTGCCGGGTGACTGGGAATATAATCACACAGTTCTTTAAGGTTCATCCATTGCTCGGTTGGAACATTGGGACTTGGATTGTTCAGACTGTCAATCTTGGAATCCAATTCATTTAACTTATCCATCATCCACGACATTGCTTTGGGCAAATCTTCAAATGTAATGTTCTTCTCGCTCATATAATTACTTGTTTACTGTTTGATTTTTCGGCAAAGTAACAGCGATTTCAAATACTGATTTTGTGGTGTAATACATCACATAAAAATACAGCAACGAAACATCATCGTCATAAGTATTATATGCTGATTATCAATACTAGTAATGGAGAATATCAGTAGTAGATTTCTATTATAGTGCTTCTTATCATAAAGGAATCATAAGACAGTCACAAGAAATGACCATAAATAAAAGCCACTTACGTAGAAAATACGCAGATGACTTATAATATTTAATGGACATAATATATATTTCTATCAAAAAAAACAATCATAAAATTTTGAAATAATTTTAAAATAAGTATTTCATGTGATTTCCTTTTTTATTATCACCCAAATTCGCTGCAATTTCTTCAGCCTTTTGTATCTTATCTATGTTGAATGATGAAATAATGAAAAGAATTTTGTAATTTTGCATTGTTGTCTGAATTATAGAGGATTGAGCATTCCTCTTCAGACACGTTCAATGAAACACTATAATTAAATATATGCAATAAATGGAAAAAATAATATCATCAATCCCTGTCTACAATTTGTTGACAAATTTAATTCCGGGCACAGTGTTGGCTGCCTTACTAAAATTTTGCGTGGAAGGTTGCGATATATTCTCTCTTACAAATAATATATGGATACTTGCCGTTATCCTCTATTTTCTTGGTATAATAAACTCTCGGATAAGTTCTTTAGTTTTTGAGCCTCTAATTAAAATGCTTAAAATTGTGAAGTTTGTGCCACATAAAGATTTTACTGATGCCGAGTTGAAAGATACATCTGGAAAACTTACACAGTTAAGTCGAATGAACAATGAATACAGGAGCTATATATCTGTATTCTCTATAGTCCTTATTATCAAGCTAATTTTCCTTTTCTCAAATATTAAGAATTTTATAACAGATAATATCTGTTGGATTATATTGTGTTTAGGTGTACTGCTATTCCTTTGTGCCTATAGGAAGCAAGTATCTTATATTACATCACGTATATCTCGATTAAACAACCAATAATATATATATGCCGAATTACGAAGTTCATTATCTTAGCGTTTCAGACGCTGATGCAATCATAATACGATATGAAAACAGCGGAGACCAATATGTTGTATTAATTGACGCTGGAAATGTCAGCGATTCAGACAAAATCAAAAACTATATTTGGAATCACTGGAAAACTTATACTATTGATTTAGCAATATGTACTCACCCTGACTCTGACCATAAAGGAGGTTTTTTTGGATTATTGAATGATAGAGATGTAATCATTAATGAATTTTGGCTTAATACGCCAGAGGATGTAATTAAAGAAGATGAATATAATAGATTATATCCTAAACGAAATAGGTTGTCTCATTGTCGTGAATGCTATGATCATCCAACAGATACGGATTCACTTAACCTCATAGATTTAGCTGTATCTAACAAATGCAATGTATATGGTGCATATTGTGGCAAAATACATTCACACATTCCGATCTCAGTTGTTGGTCCAAGTTTGGATTTCTATCATCCTCTTGCGATAGAAATACTCAAGAACAATAAAAGGAGAAAAGATGAGGATAATACAATATACAATGATATAGGTTATTTTTCATCCGTTCAAGCTAAATCGTCTATTGATGACGAGCCTGATGATTGTTCGCCAACTAATGCTGGTAGCATAATTCTTTTATTTGAACCGATCACGAGTTGTAAATTTTTATTGCTCGGTGATGCAAATCGAGCTGCTATCACTGATGCAATTTCTAATAATACGAACTTGTCAGGCTGTAGAATAAAAGTTCCACATCATGGAAGTAAACATAATCTGACCTCGGTATTGATTGATAAATTGGCTCCATGCTGTGCGATTATTTCCGCAAAAGGCTCTCGTAAACATCCCAGCAGAGGAATTGTTCATTGCCTCAGCAATCATTGCAATGTCTATTCGACTCATAAGAGTGGAACTCTAATTCATACATCTTATCCTATTACTACCCCCGCAATTCCATTAAAGGAAAAACAATAAGGTTCGATGTAGAATCTCAATTATCAGATATGTATAATAAAAAGGTGTTGTTATTGAAGTTCGTTTGATTGAACCTGTTTTAGTGATTATAAGACACACAACCTTATTTGTCTGCTACGAGAGACGACTTATGATCTAGGTAGTCGCGCACGGCTTTCCACTTCCGGCTCAAAGGGACAGCGAAAAATGATAAATCATCTGAAAAGCCGTAAAAGCCCCCTTTCTACACTTATGCGATAGTCAGCACACGTTCGTTCAAAATCCTTTTGGGCGATGGTGTGCCGACGAATAAAACCGCTTTTACGGAAAAGCCTGTATGAGAAAGAAAAAAACAGGGAGATTCATTTCAAAATCTCCAGTTTTATTGTTGCTTTTGCATACGAAGAATTCTTTGAAGGTTGCAATGTGCAGAAGAATAATGCAGCAGATAACCAACTCGTAACCTATTACTATCATGAGCAATTAACATACGCTCATTTCCATAAAATGCACTCTTTTTGTAACTTCTATCTGCAAATAGATGAATTTCTATTCATATTAAAGCATTCAATAAAGAGTTTCTTCTCTATATATTATTTGGCATATTCAGTTTAATTGTCTTGGTTGCCCCTTCCTTTTTAGAATCTACCACCTTTGCATACACTTGGGTTGTCCTTACGTTTGTATGTCCCAACATTTTGCTAACTGTATAAATATCAGTACCTCCAGCCAGTTGCAGGGTCGCATAGGAATGACGGAAGCAATGAAATGTTATGTGTTTGGATATTCCGGCTGCTTCAACCCATTTCTTGACAGGACGATTTATCCATGAAGGGTCTGGCAGTCCGGCAAACACAAGAAGCTCTCCCTCCTGCTGCTCACCACAAAGATTGAATGCTTGTTCCGAAATTGGCATATATTCAACACCTTTTGTCTTTTGTTGAGTAAAGTTCAAGCGATAACCTCCATTGAAATTCTCCACTTCCGACCATTTCAATTTTTGAATATCGCAATGACGGATTCCTGTTAGAGCAGAAAACAGGGCTGCACGTTTCAGTAATGGGTCACAAGGTGTTTGTGCCAGTCGATTCAATTCCTCTACCGTAAGATATTCTCTCCGGCTTTCTCTTTCCTGAATACCTTTGACTTTCGCAGAAATATCAATAGTTAGGTAGCCATCTATAAATGCTTGTTTCAATCCGGCTTTGAAGATTGAAAAATATGTTGCAGCTGTATTTTGAGATATTGTACCTCGTTTAGTTCCTCCTTGTGGAGCGTTCATTATGAATTGACGAAACGATTCCACCATCTTTAAGTCTATTTGTGAAAAGAGAATGGTATCGCTTTTTGCAAATATCTTCAACAACTCATGAACTCGCCTCCAATTGACAATGATAGAATCAGAACTATGGGCGTGCCTTGTTCGCTGCACATGGTCGAAGTATTCAATGAAATTACTTCTGGAGCGTTCCAACTGCTCTGCCTGTTCAGCATCGGTATCAGCATAAAGAGCCGCATTATCATATTCCTTTTGCCGTAGGCTTCTGACTTTATCGGCATAGATACATGATTCTTGATCCAATTGAGACTTACATTGTATAATACCATTCAGATCTCGCTTTGGCTTATAAGTGGTTTTACCTTCGGTATTAGTCCGTGCATTACGTGACTTATCCCAAACAGGTGTCGTAATAGTACGATTGAGATATTCACGTACTCTTTGCGGAGTATCTTTACCGGATTGGAACACAGGATAAGATTCCACATAAAGATACCATTCATCACGATATTCAGACTTGCGGAGTTTTACCGACACTCGTGTATTGACTAATGCTTTCTTCATCGTTTCATACCTTTATATAAGTTATCAATTTCTTTCTTGGGGACATATACAAAATTCCCTATCTGCCGGGTAGGGATAGAGTATTTGCGTATATGGAGATAAACGGTACTTTCATTCACAAGAAATTTCTCTGTGATTTCTCCAATGGTATAACAGTCTTTTGGCTCCAGACTATACAGTTTAGCGATAGGCTTCGGCTTTGTGAGAGCTTTCTTTCGGAGAGGATAGAGTTTCATCAGTTCTTCTTTTGATAATAATGTTTGCCTTTCTCCGGCATTCACACTTGGAATTGTTCCCTTACGAATCAAGCGGTAAAGAGTTTCTTTGCTTATGCCAAACAAAGCGTATGCTTCAGGAACAGTGATGTACTCTTTGGACTTTGGTATTTTCTTGACCACATCGTCCAACCTTTGCAATCTCAATTCTTCATCCTTGCGTCGTTTCCATGCAATTTTGGAACATTTAGGAGAGCAATACCACGATTCAATGGTTTTAGCCACAAAGGTCTCTCCACAAACCTTGCATTGACGTGTTATTTCAAATTTTGCTGCTGGCATAATTCACTTTTTACTTATATTTCTCATTCTCAATACCAACATTTTTATAAGTGTCATATTATCTACTTTTAAGCGTCGGTACAATTATGGTACAAATATACAATAAAAATCCGAATAATAAGCAAAATCAAAGAAAAGTGATATAAAAAGAAATAGGGCATAACTCATTGAGTTACACCCTATATTCTTATTTATAATTATCGTTGTTTACCGATACTTACTTCACTTCCTCGAAGTCAGCATCCTGAATATCTTCTTTATTATTAGAAGAACCCTGATTAGCCTGTTGTCCTGCACCTGCACCCGGACCGGCCTGAGCGCCACCTTGTGCACCACTCTGAGCATACATTTCAGCGCTGGCAGCCTGGAATGCTGTATTCAGTTCAGCCATGGCAGTATCAATAGCAGACAAATCCTGTGCTTTATGAGCATCTTTCAGTTTCTGAAGAGCAGCTTCAATCGGAGCTTTCTTATCAGCCGGCAACTTGTCACCTAATTCCTTCAACTGATTTTCAGTAGAGAAAATCATGGAGTCAGCTTGATTCAATTTGTCAATCTTTTCACGTTCCTTCTTGTCTGCTTCTGCATTAGCTTCAGCTTCGGCTTTCATCTTTTCGATTTCTTCCTTGCTCAAACCAGAGGAGGCTTCGATACGGATAGCTTGTTCCTTGCCGGTAGCTTTATCCTTGGCAGATACTTTCAAGATACCGTTGGCATCGATATCGAATGTCACCTCAATCTGAGGAACACCACGACGAGCCGGAGCAATACCAGTCAAATTGAACTGACCGATTGACTTGTTTTGTGCAGCCATCGGACGTTCACCTTGAAGTACGTGGATAGTCACTTCAGTCTGGTTATCGGCAGCTGTAGAGAAGGTCTCACTCTTGCGGGCCGGGATAGTAGTGTTTGCATCAATCAACTTAGTCATTACACCACCCAATGTTTCGATACCCATTGACAACGGAGTAACATCCAGCAATACCACACCTTTGATTTCATCTGTCAAAACAGCACCCTGAACGGCAGCACCTACAGCAACCACTTCGTCAGGATTAACACCCTTGGAAGGAGTCTTACCGAAGAATTTTTCTACCAATTCCTGAACAGCCGGAATACGTGAAGAACCACCAACAAGGATTACCTCATCGATATCAGAGTTGCTCAAGCCTGCATCGCTCATAGCCTTCTTGCAAGGTTCAAGACAAGCCTGAATCAAATTGTGAGCTAAAGCTTCAAATTTAGCACGTGTCAAAGTCTTAACCAAGTGCTTAGGCATACCGTCTACGGGCATGATGTATGGCAGGTTGATTTCTGTTGAAGTAGAAGAAGACAATTCAATTTTTGCCTTTTCAGCAGCTTCTTTCAGACGTTGCATAGCCATCGGATCTTTTGTCAAATCCGCACCTTCGTCATTCTTGAATTCCTGTACCAACCAGTCAATGATTACCTGATCGAAGTCATCACCGCCCAAGTGAGTATCACCGTTAGTAGAAAGTACTTCGAATACACCACCACCAAACTCAAGGATAGAGATATCGAATGTACCACCACCAAGGTCGAATACAGCAATCTTCATATCTTTGTGAGCCTTATCAAGACCATAAGCTAAAGCAGCAGCTGTCGGTTCGTTCACAATACGTTTCACTTCCAGACCTGCAATCTGACCAGCTTCTTTAGTAGCCTGACGTTGTGAGTCCGAGAAGTATGCCGGAACGGTGATAACGGCTTCTGTAACTTCTTGTCCCAGATAATCCTCAGCAGTTTTCTTCATCTTCTGCAGAATCATAGCTGAAATTTCCTGCGGAGTATAAAGACGTCCGTCAATATCTACACGCGGAGTATTATTGTCACCTTTCACTACTTTATAAGGAACACGAGCAGTTTCCTTCTGTACCTGATCCCAAGTTTCACCCATGAAACGCTTGATAGAGAAAATAGTACGTTGCGGATTAGTGATTGCCTGACGTTTTGCAGGATCACCTACTTTACGTTCACCACCGTCAACAAATGCAACGATAGACGGAGTGGTACGTTTACCTTCGCTGTTTGCGATTACTACCGGTTCATTACCTTCAAATACTGAAACACATGAATTTGTGGTTCCTAAGTCAATACCAATAATCTTTCCCATAATTATATATCTTTATTTATTTGTTTTCAATTAAACTGATTTCTTGGCGAATGGTTCACGAAGGACTTCTTTTTTCTTTGGTGCACCAACCGCACGCCCTTCATAAAACAAACGGTATGCCAAAAATAAGAATGTGACAAAGGCTGACAAAATGACTGATTTATTTGCTATATGATACTTTTAAATGGATTCATATAAGGCAAGAATGTCAGAACTCCACCAAATAAAAAACCTGTCAGCATCCTAGCATAATGCCATATAGGGGGCACAGAATAAAAAGTACCACGAAGCATTAACGAGCGGATGCGCTGAAACGCCCTATCCATCGGCTTTTTAGAAGATTCGGGCGAATCCTCCTATTAAAAACAAAAAGTGACATTATGTTGCATTTGGGTGACATTCCACCCCTTATAAGAACCCAATAAAGCCTCTATTGGAGCATTACCACTCATTTACCCTTAAAATGCCCTAGAATAGCCTGTAAAGCGGTTTTAAATAACAAAAACCGTCCATAGGATGTAGCATTTCACGCTCTCTATATATTCAAATCGAAATGTTAATAAAACTGTTAAAAATCAGTATGGGCATTCAAATGGGCATTCAATGGACATTCACCGTAAAAAACAAAATGTTCTAGATGGACATTCAATGGGCATTCAAATTGCCCGTTTTTTTTTATTGAGTTTTGATATATAATACAAGAAAATATATCGAGATTACAGGAAAATAGTGTGAGTTTACCCCTTTAATACATATAGAATTATAGCGTATTTTATTTAAAATACTGAATATTAGTAATTTACATGCAAAATGCTTATATTTGCATGGATTCAAGCTGCAAATTATGTGTTGGTGTGTGAAATAGACGCGTCGGAGTGCTCCCGGTTTCATTACCGGGGCACTTTAAAACAGTGAATCTAGCCAATTCGTTATATAAGTATCAGGGTATAGGCTTTAGTCTATTTTTTAAGGTAATAAGATTGTTGTTCGCGTGAGGCTGCCCTATTTTCTGTATAGATTTGGGGCAACCTCTGTTTTTTTTAAGTGGATATGAAAAATCTAATAAGAATGATAATTGACGATCATCGTGATGCCGCCATATACAGAGAAGCGGTCAAGATCTTTGCACTTGCGCTTAACGGTGATAATGTGGCTGTTCCTGAATTTGAAGATCCCTTATTGAATTATGTAGCTAAAGAGATTACACTGCTAAAATCCGAGATTAAAAATCTTAAAATTAACGGGTAGTTTTGTTTGTAAAAAATAACATAAGGGTTACCATCTCTCCTCCTATCGAAATATAGGAGTGTATATTATCCCATAAGTTTTTACTACTATCCATAGATAATACGAAATATACGCCCAAAGCAATCATAATTAATATGTATATGATTTTTGTTTTTTGATTGAGTTTGCTTGGTGTATTGCTTTTTATAAGACTTTCTTGTTCTAGGCGTCTATTAATTTCCTTAACATAACCTCCGTTTTCTATAAAAACTCTTCCTGGAGGCAAAATCATAATCATTTTCTTAGTTCCCATGCCTCCCATTTTTTTTATATATCCATCTCTTTGTAATATGTCTAATAATGCGTCTATTCTATAAAATTGTTCTGTACTTTCTGCATTTATAGTTGTTATAAGTGAATCGGCATGAAATCTATTCAAGATATCATCCAACTGTTCTGCTTGTTTTAAGGTAATATTCATTTCTTTATTTTTCTGATTATCAATAAATTATAGTTTGCATTAATTTATAGTCTTGATAGTTTTCATCACTTGCTTCATCTGTTCTTTTAATACATCCATGTCGTCTCTAAGTTCTCCTACTTCTTTATAATAGGTTTCATGAATGTTCGGCATTTTGGCACTGATATAAAACTCGGCATATAATATGGAGTTGATTTCCTCTTCCCAAATATTAAAGTTGCCGTAGTTTGCTTTATCTGGATTGTCGCTCATGCATGTGACAAAACCGTGTTCACGGAACCGGTTTTTTAAGCGTTTGAGATAAGCACGTCCTTCACGGTCACTGATTACATAGACATGCTGATCACGAATATTTTCCCATTCAGATCTTTCCAACAAGCGCACTATCACATAAGAACTGTCTAATATGGTGGGTGCCATACTATCTCCTTTTACTCTAATACAATAATATTGTGAATTGCGATGTAACATTGACGCAGGCATTTTAATACCATCTACAACCTCCATATAGTCAGAATTACAGTAGCCGGTTGTACCTGCCGCTACAGAAATTTCCACTATCGGCACAGTGACGGTATTGTCATCAGTGGAGGGGATCAACTCAATGGAAGGTTTATGCTCGATTACAACAGGTTCTTTTTTTTGTGTACGTAACATTGATCCTTCACCTGTAAAAAGCCAATCCAAATCTATGATTGCAGAAAATCCTGCTTTTGAAAATCTTTGGAAGAAATCATAACTTGGAGCTGACTTCATTTTCTGTATATCATAAATTGTTTGTGCTCTTGGATATCCCAATTTTGTAGCAAAACTATTAGGTGTTTCACCTAAAAATGTTATCACTTTCATTATTCTTGCAGAAATTTCTGCAAGTTTTTCTTCTTTTTCTTTGTTCATATCAGGATTTTCTGAAAGTTTGCAGCATCTTAATTAGTTAAGATGGTCCCAAAGATAAAAATAACAGTTTATAAATCAAAGAATATGATGAAAAAAGAAAAGTACATCAAGCTAGACAAGGAGAAAGTCAAAGAGATTGCAGACATAAAAGGAGTGTCTACAGTAACCGTATATGCGGCATTGAAATTTCAGACGGACAGTGCGCTGGCGATGCTTATTCGCGCATGGGCTTTAAATCATGGTGGAAAACTGTTTGAAGAAACAGAAAATCCTTATCAAAATGCAGTAACCTTATAATAACTTAATCAGAATGGAAACACTGAACAACAACCAGCAGACAACAGGTCTGCAAATCTTCTCCGATGAGGATATCAATGCCAACATCAGAATGCTGATGATTGACGAAAGCCCGTGGTTTGTAGGCAGGGATATTGCACTTTCGTTAGGTTATAATGACCCTGTATCAGCAATTACGCAACACGTTGATAATGAGGATAGGGTAAAACACCCTATCCCTGATAATCAGGGATTTATGCAAACCACAACAGTTATCAATGAAAGTGGCATGTACGCCCTTATTTTCGGATCCAAGCTGCCGACGGCTAAAGCATTCAAAAGATGGGTAACTAACGAGGTTCTCCCCTCCATCCGTCGTACCGGCGGCTACTCCGTTCGTCCGGCACAGCGTCCGACACTTCCCGCACCCAAGTACCCGTCCGGACTTCATCGAATGGAAACAGGCTGTGTGCCGTTATCTAAACCGGAATGATCTGAAAACGGTCGCCACCAACATGAAAGTCACCTACTCCCATGTATGCAAGGTGTATTCCGGCAACACAATGAGCCGCCGTATAGCCGACAGGCTGACGAAGCTGGCTATCTCCCACAAGAACAAAGGCATCATATATCCCGAACCTGTTCCGGTGTACAGACAACTGCTGATAGAATGGGAGGAACAGGGATGATTACTTATACGATGGGTATCAACCTTGAATACCTGAGGATCGTGATAACGATCTGGCGTGAATACGGGATGCTCTGCCCGATCATCATTCCCAAGGACCAGGACGCCGAAGGGGCGGTGATGGTGAAGATAGGACCGACAACCGACATGAAAGTCGCGGAAATGGTCGACAAGATATGGGACATAGCCGGAGCGAAGCGTCTGGTCAAGGAAATCGAAAAATAAACCAGTTCAAAATCAACACACTTATTAATCTATAAACGATGAAAAAGAAAAAAGCTATAAGAACACTGATTGAGATTGATGAAGTGTTCCAGAATGTAGAGCCCGGACATTTTTTCGTAGTAAGAATCTTCGGCATTCCGATAGCACGGTTCAACCAGATATCACGGCATATCGAAGAAGATGATGAAGAGGAATAGAATTATTAACAATTAAAATTAACACACCATGAAATTTGATATTCAATTTGACGAAGTGCGCAAGATTGCGATACAGATAGAGGAGCTGGCGCACAAGCTGGCAGCGGAAACCTCCAAGGAAGGTTCCCGTGACGAGAACAGTATTTATGTATATTCAGCCGAAATCGCCCGTCTGGCTTTCCCTATCACGCCGACAGTGGACGGAGCGCGTCCTGCAAGACCCTTATGTATTCACTACCCCAGTCTCGTGAAGATCGAGAACACATTCCGAAACAGAAGACTGGATATATTGACTGACAATGTTGACAGCCAGCGTAAAAGTATGGATCAGTAGAGGGTTATTATCCAGGAAGAAGGCTATCTCCCCTAGTTTGTATGGAGAAGTCTTGTTTTTGTCCGAAAGGCTGGATGTCATAAACAGAAGACCGGGCTTCCATGCTTCTCCAAAACCGGATAATATTTTAAACACTCTTTTAATAGCAGCCTCATTAGTAGCCCTGCAAGAAACAGTTACCTGATAGGTGTCAATAGATTCATCATTCATGACTAATAATTTTTAAAATTCGACATAGCAAAAATAACAATAAACCCTGAAGGGCGCGTCCAATCCGGCAATAATTTTAAAATTCGACACTTTATCTTTATCCGGATGCGCCCTTAATTAAAAACCGAAAGCAATGAAAACATTCAGAATAATCCATATAGCGGCCGCAGTCATCGGCCTTGTGGTAGTGCTCAGACTGGCGGACAACCTCCGTCCCACTTTCAACGAGAATCTCGCCGCCTCGGTCCTTGCAGTCGTATGTTGCCTTTCCCTTATTGGACAAAGGTATTACAGGGAGGAAAAATAGGACACGCGGTCAGGGAGCCGGAAGGCGGCCCTCGTTTCCGGTCCGACGCCGGAAACCGCACAAGGTTAAACAATAAACGGTTGATATGGCTGTAATCTATAATGACAAGGTATGTATCTACGCCAACGAGCTGATCATGTATGATCCGAAACGCAAGGTGGGCTCCGAGAAGGGCTTCCTCCCGTTAGGAACATATAACACGAAGGTGAACAGAAAGCAGATTGTTGTTGCCGAGCGTGCCAGTCTCAGACGCCCCGCTTTGGTGGAGTTCGACTCGCTGGAAGTATACATACAGCAATTATACATCAAATATTATGGTGATCCCCATGAGGATGTCGAACGTGCCGCCACCAGCCCGCTTGAGAGGGCGGTAGGGTACAATGAAGCCGCCTACTCCTTCTTCACCACCTACAGGGACGGTGCGGGAAAGCCGCTCAGACCGGAGAAGGTCACGCTCTATACGCTCCAGGCACGTGTCCTGGATGCAGTCATCCGGCTGCGTGACAGCAATGCGGAATGCGGTTTCGGACGTGGCGGCTCCCGTTTCAACGTATGGGACAGGCTGAGTGAGATGGTGAACGACCTGCTGAAGGTGCGGGACAGCAAAGGCAACACCCGCTATCCCCACAAACTTCCTTCGACGGGAAAGACGCTCAAACGTAAAGTGGACCAGTATGAGTCGGAAGGCTTCATCGCTTTGGTGCATAAGAACAAGGGCAACACGTCCGCCGCCCTGATTAGGGACGAGGAGGACGAGGCGATCATGCACAAGCTGCTTTCCCAGCACATGAATTTGAACAACGCACAGATAATGGAACAGTACAACAAGATAGCCTCCATATTGGGGAAACCGGAAATCAAGAGCCCTGTCACGGTGGACAGGTACCGGAAGATGATGGAATCCACCACCCTGGGGCACCAGCGCGGAACCACTGTCCTGAGGAACTCCCTTGAGATGCAGCACAAGCGTGAGGCTCCGAAGACCGCCATGACCTACTGGACACTGGACGGATGGGACGTGGAACTGGTCTACCAGAAGAGGCAGCCGATGGACAAAAAGGTGGACGGCGAGACAAGGACTTACAAGAAGACCACCTACCACAACCGCAAGACCATCGTGGTGGTGCTGGACGCCTGCGGCAAGTACCCGATAGGATACGCCGTCGGCGACCATGAGAGCCCGGCGCTGATACGCGAGGCGCTGCGCAACGCCATCAGGCACGCCCGGGAACTGTTCGGTGCACGGTACAAGCCGTTGCAGCTGCAGAGTGACAACTACCAGAAGGGGGTAATGGTTCCGTTCTATGAGGCGATGACGGTGCACTACATTCCCGCCGCGCTCCACAACGCCAAGGCCAAGATCATCGAGCCGTACTTCAATTATCTGAACAAGACGTACTACCAGCTGGAGAAGAACTGGAGCGGTGTGAACATCAACAGCAGGCGCGGCTCCCAGCCCAATATAGAGATCCTGAACAAGAACCGCCACCTGATCCCCGACGAGGAGGGCGTGCTGGCGCAGATACACGGCATCATGCAAAGGGAGCGGGCCAAGAAGCTGGAAGCGTACATGGCCGCATGGGAACGCACCCCCATGGAACGCCGGATGCCGTTCTGCGACGAGGAATACCTGTTTCTTATGGGCGACACGACGGGGCGCACCAACCGGCTCACCGGCAAGGGCCTGCTGATCGAGCTCTTCGGGGAGAGGATCAATTACGAGAGTTTCGACATGGAGCTGCGCAACCATTTCCACGAGGACTGGTCCGTGCACTACGATCCCGACGATCTGTCGCAGGTGCTCATCGTCAATGCCGAATCCACCAAAGGGCACCGGCTGGCAAAGGAAACGGGGGATCTGAAGTTCCTCATGCAGCGTGACATGAAGACACCGATGGCCCTGATCGACCAGAAACCCGAACATTTCGAGCACCGCAGGAAGGTGGACGAGTTCAACCGGCAGTTCGAGCGGCGGTATGTGGCCAGACAGGAGCAGGTGGACGAGGTGATAACCGCCATGCAGGAGCGGAACCCGCTTCTCAAGAGCAACAGCCTGCTGGACCGCGCCCTGCTCACCGACAGCCGGGGACGGCACAAGGACCGCAAGTACGAGGCGCGCGGCCAGACGGTGGAGGACGTGGATTTTGAAGAGATTGCGCCCGGACCTCTCAGGGTTCCGTCCCCTCTTGCGGATGACGATTACGAATGGGACGACGCCGACATGAATTTTTCAAGATGATTTAATAACACTTTAAAAACAGCATAATTATGGATAAGGAAGCATTGAAACAGTACATAGAGAATTTGATAGAACGTGGTTCAAAACCTTCAGAACTGGCCCGTCGCTGCGGCGTGTCCGATGCGGCGATGTCCCAGTTCCGTTCCGGCAAGTACGGCGCGAATGACGACAACCTGGCGGTCAGGATCGCCACAGGCCTTTATTTCTATGAGAATTCCCGCAATGTGGTTGATACCGTAACCTCTTACCGGCAGGTGAAGCGGGCATTCGAGGTTGCCAGGGGAAAGAGCAAATGGGTATGTATCAGCAGCCGCAGCGGAAGCGGAAAGACCCAGTCTCTGATTGACCTGTACAATCTGTGCGGTGACAAGGGGGTTGTATATATCAAGTGCCGCAAATGGAGCAGCCGCAAGTTCCTTACCAAACTGGCACAGGCCATGGGAGAGAATGTGACGCGCTATATGGATAATGACAGTCTGCTGGACCTGTGCATCGCGCACATGAATTCCCTGTCCTCCTATAAGCCTGTCCTGCTGATAGATGATGCCGGCAAGCTCACGCATTCGGCCATGTGCACGCTTATTCCCCTGTATGATGACACGCTGGGGCGCATGGGGTGTCTGGTGGCCGGCACGGAGACTCTGGAGCGCAATATCAGGCGGTATGTGGGACGTATCGAAGGGTATGACGAGATAGACGGGCGTTTCGGCCGCAATTACATCACCCTTCTGGGCGCTACCAAAAAGGATGTCATCGCCATCTGTATGGCCAACGGCGTGCAGGACAGGGAGACGGCGGAAGAGATATGGGGAAAACTTCCCAAGGTCAAGAAGCAGCCGCGTGAGGACGATCCCCGCCAGGTATTGTTCGCCGATGACCTGCGCGAGCTTTCGGGAATGATAGACAATGTGGTAATCAGACAGGAAATCAGCAACGGAGGAGCCGGCTTATGATCAGGTCATTGTCGTTTGACAACATATTGAACAAAAAATACGAATACATCCCCTTTTCCAAGGATTTCATGGATGCCTTTGGAAAGAGGCAGAAGTCCGGGGCGTGGATCGTATACGGCAAGTCCGGACAGGGAAAGACCTCCTTCACCTTCCAGTTGGCCAGGGAGTTTGACCGTATCGGCTACAAGGTGTTGTTCATTTCCCTTGAGATGGGTGTCGAGTCCGATTTCAGGGACTCCCTGCTCGGATTCATGAATTCGTCAAGGAGCGGGATGCTGTTCTGGGACGAGGTCCCCACTTTCGAGGAGTTTGACGAATTCCTCGGGAAACAGAGATCCCCGGACGTGGTCATCATCGACTCCCTGCAGAGTCTTGAAGGCGAGATGGACGTCACCGCCAAACAGCTGGTCGAGCTCAGGAAGAAATACAGGAAGAAGATATTCGTATACATCTCCCATGTGGAGGGGAAGGAAGTGCAGGGAACGGTGGCCTACAGAGTCAAGAGGGACTGCTTCTCCCGCATAGAGGTGAACGGGTTCTGCGCCCGGTACATGAGCCGTGGTGTTCCCGGTCCGAAAGGATTCTATGTGGTCTGGAAGGAGGGCTATGAGAGATGCTGGCTCAGGAACAGTGACGAACCATTTAACAGCAATAGCAATGAACAAGACAATTGAATTACCCGCGACAAATGCCCAGAAGCGGTGCATACACCGCCTCAGACGGCAGTTCGGACTGGACGAGGATGAATACAGGCATCTTGTCCGGCAGTTCAGCGGCGGACGGACAACGACGTCCGCGGAGTTGTGCAAAAGCGAGGCCGCAAGGCTGATCGGGACGCTGCTCGATCCCGACGGGAGAAAGGATCCGGAAAGACGGGAGAAACTGGCACTGGTCAAGGCCATTTACGCCGTGTCAATGGACATCGGTTTTCTCAACAGGAGCTACCGCAGCGACAATCCCGTGGAGGTTGAGATGAACAAGGCGAAGATCACCTCCTTCCTGAAGAGCCACGGAGGATGCAGGAAGCCGGTGTCAAGCCAGAATCTGGAGGAACTGAAGGCCACACTGAAACAGCTGAAGGCCATAAGACGGAAGGAGGAGGTATGAGAATAAAGCACCTTGTGTATGTGATATCCGCCCTCTCGGCTTTCACGGGCATGATAGTTAATGATGACTTCTGGGCGAAAACATGGTCACTGAACGCCATGTTATGGATTCTGGTAGCATGGATAAACGATAATAACAATAACAATGATGACAATGGAAAAGACGAAATTCGAAAAGGAATGTGCTGACATGTGTGCCGATTGCCACGCCAAAGGGCTGGACATCTGCCGGGAGGACGCGGACACCGTGCAGCCGATGTTCGCCCGGTGCGGGCTGTGCGGGAAGGTGTTCTGTGAATACAACAACCACATGACCGTGAACCATCTCTGCTGGGAATGCCAGACAGCCATAGAACAGAACGTTGACTGCAACGAGGAGATAATCGACCCTGATTTATTCAGGAATTTATTCACTAATAAATAAGAACAGATATGGATATCAAGAATTTATCTGAAAAGGAACGTGAGGCCCTGCTAAGCAAGCTGCAGGCCGAAAAGAAAAGAAAGGACGGGGACCGAAAGAAGAACTACCAGAAGCTGCGTGCCAGATTCCTCGCCTCTGTGGAGAGGAAGCTCCGCAAGTATATCAAGGACGGTCAGGAGTTCAAGGAATGGCTCCGTAAGGAGGCCACCGCCTACTATGACCAGCTGAAGGAGTACGGCGGTCTGAAACGTGACGAGCAGCTCGGGTTCGAGGTGAAGAACGACACCTTCAAGGTTTCCGTCAAGGGGAACCGGGTCAAGGGCTTCGACGAGAGGGCCGACGTGGCAGAGAAGCGCCTAGTGGACTACCTGAACGCATGGATCGGCAAGAAGGGCGATGACGGGCGCAACCCCATGTACAAGCTGGCCATGTCGCTGCTCCAGCGCAACGAGGCCGGGGATCTTGACTACAAGTCCATCTCCCGCCTGTACGAGCTCGAGGACGACTTCAACGACCCCGAATATTCGGAAATCATGCAGCTCTTCCGTGAGAGCAACGTGGTGGAAGGCACGGTGATCCGCTTCTACTTCGAGGAAAAGGACGGAAACAATCAATGGAAAAGAATAGAACCCTCATTTAACAAGATGTAAATTATGATGCACAATTGGTTTGAATGTTCCATCCGCTACGAGAAGGTGGCGGAGAACGGCATGAACAGGAAAGTAACGGAAGCCTATCTGGTCGACGCGCTCAGCTTCACGGAAGCGGAAGCCCGTATTATTGAAGAAATGAACCCGTATATCAACGGTGAATTTACTGTTTCGGGCGTCAAACGCGCCGGTTACAGCGAACTGTTCCCGTCTGAGGAAGATGCGGCCGACCGCTGGTTCAAGTGTAAGCTGTTCTTCATCACGCTGAACGAAAAGAGCGGAGCGGAGAAAAAGACCTCCACTACCGTACTGGTACAGGCTTCCGACCTTCGCGATGCCGTAAAGAAGCTGGACGAGGGGATGAAGGGCACGCTGGCGGACTATGTCATCGGCTCGGTGGCCGAGACCGCCATTATGGATGTCTATCCCTACACTGCTGATGTGAAACCTGAATTTCCCGGTGATGATAAGAAGGAAGTTTGACCATCCCCATGTAGTCCTGTGCCGCACATGCTGCGGCCAGGGCTTTCTTGAGAACCTGGACGAGCTGACGGACACCGTAAGTACCATGACCTGTCCCGCCTGCAAAGGGAGCGGACGCGTGGTCGTATCCTCCGTTACCCTTACCACCGTGGAGCCCTATGATCCCGAATCCCCAAATCTCGCGATGTATGGAAAAGGACGGAATGAATGAGTACCTGCTGCTCTCCGTGGAAAAATTGGAGAGTCTCAAATCCGCGATGGAGGATATACTGGATGAATCAAGACTCCGGTGCCGGGAGGGCTGGCATAAGCGTGACAGGGCGTTCCGTCCGCAGAGTTTCAGGAAAAGAACCATCTGGCACCGCATAAGGAGCCGGTGCTTTTAAAACAGATTTAAGAACCTTTAAAAAACAATCTTATGAACCTGAGAAAAGACAACAAGAAAAAGAAACCGATGCAGCTTATGCTGGACGAGATCTCCGGAATGATGGGCGTCTCGCAGGAAATGATCCTGTCCCGGATGATATCCAGGAACATATCCGATTCAAGGATGCTGTTCTGCTATATGGCGTATGAGGAAGGGTATCTGTTCCGTGAGATAGCCTCCTTCCTGAAGATATCCAGATGCAGGGCGACAACCGCGTATTATGATGTGAGATTGAGAAAGGAAAAGTTCCGCCCGATCATTGCAAGGCTGGCCGGATGCGGGACGGGAGGTGTCTAGCAGCACTGCAGGTGACGGTTCCCGCACGGTCCGGAAAACCCAGGCGGGACTATATCAACCATTTCCGGCAGGACAGGCCGCTTGAGGGGGTGTACTTCACGGACTTTGCAAGGGATATGCTTGAGAGAAGGGGAAAACGCAGGTCCGGACATTATGCCGCGGTTTATGATGCGGTCCTCCGGCACATAGACAGGTTTTCCACCGAATTCGACTGTGACATCTTCACCAATTCCGTGACGGAGGAGTTTCTGGACGACTTCATTGTCTATCTTGAGAGCCGGGGGCTGCGTCACAACACCATAGCGGGCTATGTCCAGAAGATACAGTCGCTCGTCAGAAAGGCATCGCAGTACAATTACGCCGTAGACGCCACCTATGACGGAACAGATTTGCGTGAGGAGCCGGTAAATGCCGTTTTCCTCTCGATGAACGAGATCGCAAGGATCTACTATTACAAATTAAATATGAACCAAATGAATATAGAATTAAGTAAGATGCAGCTTATTCATTTAAGGAATATCTGCAAAAAAGGATGGGGTGGTTATAGTAAACCCTCTGATGATTTAGAAGAAATGGTAAAAAACGGTTTGTTGACGAAATCGGCTGGACCATTTGGTGATGTTGTTTATCGTCCAACTGATGCTGGGCGTAGTTATATTAATGACTTCAATAAAGATAAGATATGAGTGAATTATATATACCGCCTGAGCGATTTGAGAGAGACTTTATTACCGGACGATTTTTAAAGGGTTGTGTTTCTCACAACAAGGGTCGTAAAATGGTTTATCATTCAAAACGTTCCAAGGCCAGAAGTATAAAAAATCTGTCTAAAGGACGTGGGGCTTGGCATAAGACTGGTGCAGGCATGAATAAAAAGAGCGTTGTTTTGATAAAGGATGAGAAATTATGTGGAGTATTCCCTTCGATACAAATGGCTGGTAAGATGATTGGCGTGGCTCCTTCTCTGATCAGTGCTATATGTCGGAAAGTGAGAGGCAAACATACGGCTAATGGATACAGATGTTTTTTTGAAGATAGCAATGATTGGTATAATTTAATTAAACAAGATTATGAATAATGATAGGCAGAAGATATTAACTGATTATATTTCTTACTTATACACAACAGGCAGGACTTATGATACTGTCGGGAAATATATCAAGCATGTCACGGATTTTTTAGAGATGACCAAAGAAGTGAACCGCCGTGGTTATTTGAATTACAAGCGTGAAAATGCAGATGTCATGGTGCGTCATTCGCTAATGTGTTCAGCTATATGCGATCTATTATCCTATCTCAACATCGGATATGGAAAAAGGGAAAAGGCGGTGAAACCTTTGGAAAAACTTGATGTCATTTCGGATAAGAACAAGAAACAACTTAATGATTTCATTATATGGCTGACTGACAACAATGATTACTCTTCTCATACAGTTTATATCTATTATACATCCATGAAGAAGTATTTCGAATACGCCAATGAGGTAAACATGGATAATTGCAGGAGGTTTATAAAAAGTCTTGAAGAAGAAAAATTATCTCCCGCTACCATCCGTTTGCGGATTACAGCAATCGAAAGATTTTCTAAATGGCTGAAGAAGCCTATAGAACTGAAGCGTCCCAAAATAAAGCGCAAACTTGATGTGAACAATGTGCCGACCGAGGAGGAATATAACCGGCTGTTGGAATATCTCAAGGCAAAAAACAATAAGGATTACTATTTCTTTATTAAGGTTTTGGGAACAACGGGCGCCCGTCTGTCGGAATTCCAGCAGTTTACGTGGGAAGACATCATATCCGGGGAAGTGACATTAAAAGGAAAGGGTAACAAGTACAGACGTTTTTTCTTCCAAAAGCAATTGCAGCAAGAAGCGAAAGCCTATGCTAAGGAACATGGTAAGACCGGGCTTTTTGCGGTAGGGAGATTCGGACCGTTGACCCAGAGAGGCTTTTCCCAGCACTTGAAAGCATGGGGGAAACATTGCGGCATTGATCCAAGGAAGATGCACGCACACGCCTTTCGCCATTTCTTTGCTAAAATGTTCCTGAAAAAAAACAAAGATGTTATTCAACTGGCTGACCTTTTAGGTCATGGGAGTGTAGACACAACTAGAATTTATTTACAGAAAAGTTATGACGAACAAAAAAAAGATTTTAATCGAAACGTTACATGGTAGTGTAGCGCAGCTCAATGAACTGTCATCCATGACCGAAGGGATAGACGTCTATGACGAGACCGGACATGTTGATACAAAATTTCTCATGGAAGCGCTATCCTGTGTCAATACCTTCGTGAATGCGAGCAATACGGTTGTTCAAAAAATATCTTCACTTTTAGCGCCGGACGCTTCAACGGAGGAAAAGAAAAAACAGGCTGACGAAGGCAAAAAATGGAATGTGGAAGAAATACTGAAACATTGTACTCTTGAGAACAATATCCTCAAACTTCCTCAAGTTCAATTCAATAAAAAATCCTATGCTGAAGCAAAGAAGTGGATAGAAGAAGCCGGAGGCTCATGGCAAGGTGGGAAGATACAGGGTTTTACGTTCCCGTTTAATCCGGAACGTGTGTTTTCCATACTGAAAGAGGGTAAACGGTGCAACCTACAGCAGGATTACCAGTTTTTTGAAACTCCGTCTGATGTTGCCGACTGGCTGGTTATGCTTGCCGGAGGGATACATGAGGATGATACGGTACTGGAACCGAGTGCCGGGCGTGGCGCGCTTATAAAAGCAATCCACCGGGCTTGTCCTTCTGTAATGGTTGAATGTTATGAGCTGATGCCGGAAAACAGAGAATTTCTTCACACCCTTAGCAACGTAATATTGCTTGATGAAGATTTTACCAAAGACAGTGTAGGTAGTTATACTAAGATAATTGCAAATCCTCCGTTTTCCGGTAATCAGGATATAGAGCATGTCAGGCTTATGTATGATCGATTGGAAGAAGGCGGCACGCTTGCAGCAATAACCAGTCAACACTGGAAATTCGCTTCGGAAAAGAAATGTATTGATTTCCGCAACTGGCTGAAAGAAGTACATGGAGAAGTGTTTGAAATCAGCGCAGGCGAGTTTAAAGAGAGTGGCACTTCTGTTAGTACAATGGCGGTAGTTATAAAAAAAAATAATTCAAAATAATTTAGAAATGAACAAGAAAGAGCAGCAAGCAATAGACTTCCTTCGCAGCATGGAACGTGACGATCCTATGTGTTTAGGCTTTTCTGGCGGTAAAGATAGCGTTGTTATTTTCGACCTTGCAGAGCGTTCCGGTATTAAAGTATAATGCTTCTTATGCAAATACTACCGTTGATCCGCCTGGTACAATCAGTTTCATAAAGAAGAACTATTCACAGGTTCAAATACTTCATCCAAAGAAATCATTCTTTCAGTTGGTTGAAAGCAAAGGACTACCCGGCAGAATGAGGCGTTTTTGCTGTGAAAAATTGAAGGAGCAATATGGTATCGGTCAGCGTACAATCGAGGGAATGAGGGCAGAAGAAAGCAAATCACGGGCATTATATGAGCCGGAACAATGCGATGTACGTAAGTGGATGAAAGGAGCGAAACATATTCTTCCAATCCTTAACTGGTCAGAAGCCGATGTTTGGAACTACATCCGAAAATATGGGCTTCCATATTCTAAGTATTACGATGCACCCTATAATCTTTCTCGGCATGGCTGTGTTGGTTGCCCCCTTGCCGGATACAAGCAGATGCAGAGAGAGTTTAAGATGTTTCCCGGTTATGCCCGAAGAACGATTGTCGCCATTGAACGATACATGAACAATAAACCTAATAATGCGCTTGCTAAGAATTTCAGTGATCCGTATGAAGCTTTTTACTTCTACATCAATGAAATACCAATGCAGGACGTTAGACGGTTGAAAAAGGGACTCTTTCACTTTAATGCGAAGGAGGTTATACAGAAAGAAATTTTAAATCGAATAGAGTAAAAGAAAAAGATATGAGCAAATATAAAACAGAAGCTGGGATAGAATGTACTCCCGAAGAAGATAAGTTAATTGACTCTTTGAAACGACTTGCAAAAAAGTGGGAAAAGGACGGTAAACGCCTTTGGCTGTATTCAGCCAGTGGTTCACTTCATGTAATGATGCATGGAGATACAGACTATAATCCTACACCGGAATTTACGCAATATGGAGGCAGCAACATTGAAAATAGTGTAACTACTATTGATGGCATATTAAATGATGGTGGAGATTGGTAATTAACTAATAACGATATAAAAATGAACAAAGAAGAATTTCAGACAAAGAAAAATGATATTGATTCAAAAATAAGGGAATTGAAGAATCAGAAAATTCAGTTGGAAAAGGAATACATTGAATCCAACCAAGGATTCCCTGTTGGAAGTAAGGTCTGTATAACGGTCATGGCTCATGAAAGGAACAATGAAAGTATATTTGTTCCCGAAGCGAAGAAGTTAGCCTATATCGCAGATTATGAAATTGATGATAACGGAGAGGTTGTTCCCTCTTTAAGACAGTTGGATTACAATGGGGGCATGTCAGCAATACCTTTATTTGTTAATTTAAAGAAGGCTATAATTGAATTAGTGTAAATCGAATTAGATATGAGTAAAAAAAGAACAATGCAAATAGACGTAATTGAGGAGGTAAAAGGAACTCAATTCATGCAATGCAAACTGTATATAGATGGCAATGCGAGTGTTATTCTTATGAATAAAATCGATTATGAAAGGCTGAAAGAAGAAGGAATCTTCATAAGAGATGGCAAAAGTCAAGATTCAGCCGGAGTGTTGAATACAACCAATACTTTCATTGAAAAAAATTAATACTCAAAACAGGAAAGTAATGAGTAAAACAACAATTTATTACCTATTCCTAGTAGCAATGTATATGCTGCTAGGATAGATGGAAAGGAGAAATATGGATAAAGATAAATTCAACAAAGCAATAGAACTCAACAATAAAATAGAGGAATACAAAGATCATAAGATGGCACTTGAAAATTCTAACATAAAATATGGTGGTGGATTGATATTTACATACAACAGGATGCACAATGATGTACCATTAAAGGAAGAAATTTTTGGTAAGAATTTCTTTCAGTTATATCTGTATGCTTTGGATAGTAAGATAAAAGAATTACAAAAAGAGTTTGACGAATTATGATAAAGGAATATATGAAACATACAGTAGAAGAAGCGGCAAGGAAAAATATCCTGTTTAATCATAGGACAGTTGATAGAACTTTGATCGGTAAAGATTTGGCAAAGTTTGGAGAGATGAATTTCGTTCAAGGTGCCGAATGGCAGTCGAAGCAATCTCCTTGGATAAGTGTTAAGGAGCGGTTGCCAGAGGAAGGACAAAAAGTTTTTGTTTTGACAATGTGTTGTGGTGTTTCACGCATTCTAATTGAAAGGTTTTATAAAATAAATGCTTTTGATAAAGATAATAGATGGATTTTTGGAAATAGTATCGTGCTGGCATGGTTTCCTATCCCCTCTTTTGATGATATACTCGAAGAAAACAGGGATGTGCTTGAACGAATTAAACAGAAAGGAGATTGAGATATGAAATTAAGACAAGCAAAAAAGATAATGAAGAATATCCGTAGAAATGCACGCATGGAGTATTTATACGGATTAGGACGCTCGATGAAGGCAAATGCTATTTGTGTTAGACACTATGGCAGAGTGGACAAATTTACAAAGCTAATCAATCAAATAGGAGATAAAAAACCTCTATTAGCAATTAAATTACTTAGACTATATGGAAATAAAGAACGGAATAATAATTGATGGAGTGCTGCATGAATCATCAGAAGGATTTTAAAATGAAACAGGTATTATCATTCGAGCAAATGAAACATTTACAAGAACTTGGATTATACCATATCTACACCTTGCAGGATATTCTTGATAAGCTGCCTTGCTTCATCGGCAATGAAGTGCTGACCATGCAAAAACTTGCAGATAGCTATACATGCTTGTATATGGAATCTTATACTAGGTCTATGATAAATATTACAGAAAGTAAAGAACTCATTGATGCAGCTTACGAAATGCTGTGTTGGTGTATTGAAAACGGATATGTTAAAGTTGAAAATGAGTAAATCAGAAGAATATATTGAAATCAAGAGTTTTGTGGTAGTCAATCCCAACTTCCCGGTTATCACAAAAGAAAGTGCTCTTAAAGCCGTTGCAATGGCAGAGGAAGAAATGAAACGGAAAGCCATCGAAGTTCTTTCCTCTGTTTTGGATAACTGGGTGCATGGTGGTGACGCAGACTGTATTATTGCGGAGTTTGAGGAAAGATTAACTGAAGGATAAAAACAGAACGGGCGCCCTGCGGCATACAATAATATGCGGGGCGCCCGTTGTCAATGAGAAGTTATCGTGTTTCTTTCCGCAGTCTTTCCCTGACCTGCCGCTCCGTGAATCCGAATGCCGCGGCGAACTGTTTGAATTTCTCCTTCTGCCCGGAGGGGAGAAGGGAGTACAGGCTTGAGAACGGCGTGCCGCCTTCCAGCGCTTTCCTGATTTCTTTCTTTTTCATATAAGTTCCTTTATCTGTTTCTTACAACATTCACAATCACACAGCAGCAACCTGGCCTTGTCGAACATCTTCTGTCCTATATTGCCGGACAGGTAGCATATCTCCTCGCCCCACGGGTCGATCCCCAGCGCCTTTGCCATGTGCGCTTCCAGGTGCTTCCTTTCGTGGTCATAGGAGTTCTGGAACTCGGCGGGCGACGATGTGGTCCCTATCACCATGACCGTCTGCCTTGTGCCGTAGTTGGAATAGGTGAGTCCGGTATCCGGTTTGCCGGAGGACAGGTTCCTGTACGCCGTTTCCAGATCATCCCCGCGGCAGCCTATGTCATAGAGCCTGCCCATGATCTCGTCGGTGTAGTAACAGTCCACGGCATAGTAGACCTCCACCTTCCATCCGTACTCCTCTATGTCAAACCGCTGGCGGATCATAACATCTCGTCCCATTCCACCGGTTCCCCGGCCCTTGTCATTTTCGCATACCACATGCACATGACCATGCCTTCCGGAGCGTCATGGTCATCTATGATATCCTTGACGTAGAGTGCCAGATGGGGCTCGTCGGCAATGGAGGACTTGAAACAGTCCGCTTTTGCCTGGTTGGCCACGTATACATAGTCATATAATGTGTTGTTCTCCACCCTGACCCCGTTCTTGGCCAGAAGCTCGTCCACCTTGTCCTTGGTCATGGGTTCGATCTTCTCGCTTTTTCCGGTTGCCGGGTTCATCCTGCGCATGAGTGACACGGCGAAGTCGCACAGCTTCTTGTTGAAGTGCCAGCCATTGTGCCGGAGATACGCCGTCATCTCCTTTGGCCGGTCATCATATATGTCCAGAGGTTCCTTTGTCCTGTTCATGGTCTTCTTGTTAGCCGGGACGGGGGAATCCTCCGTCCCGGCGGGTTAAACTAACGGTATCTTGAATAGCGTCCTGTTCCGGGCACTCCGCGGCGCTGGCCCATCGAGCCGCCGCCATAACGGTTCCCGTATCCTCCGCCGTATCCGCCACGGTTTCCATAACCGCCACGTTGTCCCATGTCGTCATACTCGTCATAGTCATCGTAGCCGTCGTCGCGTTGTCCCATGCCGCTCCCTTCCGAGAGTTCCTCAATGCACTGCATGAGCTTGCCGCCATACTTGAGCATTTTTTCGGCATAATCGGACATTCTCTCGACCTTGCTGTCTTCTATCTCGATCATCATCATACTTGTTGTTTTTTAGGATTGTTCGTACTGGGCCTTTCCGCGGGTTTAAGCAGTTCGGCCATCATGGCCTTCAGCTCGGATATCTCCTCCCTGAGAGCCTTGTTTTCCGCCTCCTGTCTCTGTCTTTCGGCAAACTCGGGATTCAGGATCTCCATCATCTTGCCGCAGGCGTCCACTATGGCACGGTGGTGGTCTATGCTCCTGAGTATCTCCGCGGACCTGTTCCTCATGGCCGCCACCTCGGAGTTCATCGACTCCCTTGATCCGGATATGACCATGTTCCCGCCTCCGGGGAAATTCGCGTCGGCGATGTCCGCCCCCGCGGGTATTTTCTGGAACGTGACGGTCTGTTCGCCGACCTTGACGGTGATGTCCACCACCATCTTCATCGGCTGGCCGAACATAACCGGCTGTGTCCCGTCCGGGACCGGGTTGGATACTCCCGCAATGGCACCGACCTCCACATAAGGCGTCCCGTCCTTATGGAGTATGTAAAACTGGCTGTTGACTCTTAAATTTTGGAAAGGCATAATTGTTTCTTTTTAAATGAGGGATTCCTCCCTCCGTGTTCTTAAACTACTCCGGTCATTATCTGCAGGGTGTTTGTCGTCCTGTCGAACCAGAACTCGAACACTCCCGTACCGGGAATGTCGGCTGCCGTCAGCGCCTCGCCGTTGTACTTGGTCACGGCCTGCGTTGCCCCGTTTGTCTCGAACAGGACCGGCAGCGTCCCGGTTGTTCCTGTGGGAACGGCCTGCGCCAGGTCGATGTAGATGGTTCCCCTGTACCAGGCATTCACGAATGAATGGTTCGGGAAGGAGAACACCACATTGTCGGCGGTGACATTCACTCCGGATGTGGCTATTGCGGCCGATCCGCGTCTGTTAACGAATTGAAAAGGAAATGGCATGATTACCTCCTTTCTCCGGGTCAACCCCAGAAACCGTTACCCGCCCCGAAACCGAAGCCGTATCCAAGACCATATTGGGCCGCCACACAGGTGGGGATTCCCACAACCGGGCTGTACGGCACCTTGGCCACTTCGGGCTGGTTGCACTCAATCTTCGCCAGACGGGCGCTCAGATCACCCAGCGCGGCGTTGACAGGCGCGATGGTCTGTGCGGACACCTGTGCGAAATACGCGTTCTGGTGCTCCTGCGAGAGCTGGTTGACAAGCGTGCTGTTTCTTTCCCGCAACGTGTCGATCTTGTCAAGCAGCGCCTGGTTCTGCATGGCGTCCAGCTTGCTGATGATGGCGTTGGTGTTGGCCGTGCCTGCGTCACGCAATGCGAGCGTGTTCTGGTTGGCCGTGTTCACCAGGGTGTTAGTCTGGTTGCAGACGGACAGCTGGTTCTCGTAGCCCATTTTGGTAATGTTCTCGTTTGTCTGGCAGCAGCACTGGCAGATCTGCGACTGGATGGCGTTATTGCCCTGCATGATCGCGGTGACGATCTGGTTGGTGTTCATGCCCATCTGGTTGCCGATGTTGCATATCTGCATGCCAAGACCGTTTATGGCGGCCTGTACGGCATCGGAAGAGGTGTTCAACGCGGTGGCCAGGCTCTGGATGTCGTATCCGTTGCGTTGTACGGCCTGCATGATCACGGCGGTGTTCGCGTCGTTCTGCACGAAGGGTACCACGCCGCCCTGTCCGTTGCCCATCATTCCGCCACGGGCGCCGCCGAAGCCTCCCATGCCTCCCCATCCCATCAGGATGAACAGAAGCAGGATGGCGAACAGATCGTCACCCCAGCCGTTGCCGTTACGGCTGTTGCCGTTTCCCATCAGCGCCAGGATGTTCGGATCCACACCGCGCTGTTGCATCAGCGCCGGAAGCATGGCCAGAATGCCGTTGGTGCCGCCTCCGGAGTTCCCGTTCTCGGGGAACACAAAAGTTCTTGATTCACTCATAGTTGTATTTGTATTTTGTAGTTCCGGTCACTAATCCGACCGTGGTGCAAACATACTCAACTACACGCACTCCGTCGAGCGTCCTGTTCTGATGTGTTTCCTTATTTGTTCCAGATATATTCCGATCATCGGCGAGGTGATGTTCCGGGCCAGCAGGTGCCGTATCCCCCGTGCCGTGCGGTTGGTCATCCCCGCTATCTGGTCCGGATACAGGCCGGCTTCCGAGAGCAGCCTGACAAGCACATATCTGGCGTCCGTGGACTCCATGTCCCTGAAATCGCCCAGTATCCGTTCCTTCGGCACTTCCGTTTCACGCTCGGTCAGACCGAGCAGGTTGAAGAAAATTTCGCTCTTGCACATAAACTTCCAATTTTTATTAATTACTTTTGTGCACCCCACTATAAAGAGATACACAGATATTCACGTCAAGGACTTTAGCCCTCAGCGTGTGAGTATCTGTGTATCTCTTATGTTTTATGGTGGGGACCTAAAACGGAAGCGTTGAGGGCTTTTTTATTATTAACCCTCCCTTTGTTGCATATTTATTTAATAATCACTACTTTTGTGCATAGGTATCAGGTGTTATCATCAAAACAAGTTTTCAGGGTATGTCAAGAGGTCGCAGTTCGGAACTGATCATGAAGCGTAACGAGGCACTGTTGCGCCGCTATTATTATTGGACGGAAATCCAGCGTCTTCGTTTTGACGACGCGTTGAAGATCCTTTCCGAGAAGGAGTTCTTCATCAGCGTGGACCGCATCATGGCCATCATCCGTTCAAACTGCAACAGACTGAAGGATATCGATGTCAAGCCGGTCCCCCAAATAAAGAAGCCCCGTCTTACCGCCGCCCAGCTCTCCCTTTTTACCGACTGACCGCATTATCCCACACGGTACATTCATAGTGTGTCTCATAGACCTTTATCCCCCTGGGCATCGTGTGGAACCTGCTTCTTTTCCTCACAAGCGGTGTCTGGCAGCATTCAGGTTTGTACATCTGCAGAAGCGCGTCCACCTCTTTCATCCGTTCCATTCTTCCGGCGGCCTTGTCCGCCGTGCCGCTGGTGTAATGCGTGTCATCATAGCAGTCAACAGCCAGCCTGACAATGACCGATACCGTTCCTTTCTGCATGTATCCGCCCGCCCCTCCCAGTGTCTGCCATTCCACCTCGGGCGTGTCAACCAGCACCATGGGGAATACCATCGGATAGGTTTCGGAGTCCCCGTCGTCACGGTAGAGCATGTCCAGCTGCCCGTAATCCTCGTCCACCTGTTTGTTCAGCCATGCTATGTTGTCGGCTATTCTTTTCTGAATGTCATTGAATAAAGTTTCCATGTCATTTTAACAATATATTGGTTATTTCCTTTTCCGTTTCCTTTCTCGTCATTTCACGCAGCTCCCGGCTTGGTCCGATGAACTGTCGCCGGGGCATGTCCGCCTTAACGTCAAGCCTCTGTTTCCTTGTCAGGGCCATCGCCTTCCATTTCAGGGCTTCGGGCGGTGCCGCCTCTGCCTTCTGCCTGCGGGCCTTTTTCCCCATCCTTCTGGTGATGCCCGCTTCCTTGAAGTACATCCCCCATGCCATCTTCCGCATCTTGGCGGTCACTCTCGGATGTGTGGTCATGCGTCCCCCGTAGTTGTGGATTCCCGCATATTCCACGGCATTCCGTATCGTCACCTTGTAAGGCTCCGCCACATACTCCGAACTTCGGGACAGGCGGTTACGCCGGCTTAGTAGCGGACCGTATGCGCCCGCCGCCCCCTTGGCGGAATCCTGTCTCCTTGTTCTCTTCCAGGGATGCAGCCCTCCGTCATAAAAACCTCCCTCGCGGAAATTCCTGTTTACAAGGTTCACCGCTTTTGCCCCGATCCTGCGGGGCAGCGTCCTGCTGAAGGCCTTCCGGATTTCCTTCTCCTTTCTGCGGAGTTCCCTGACGGCGTCATTCACATTCATTTTTTTCTCCTTTCCATAAAGCCCCTTACGGTTTTTTCAGCCGAAGGATACGCATGGGCGATATAGGGATGCGTGTCGCTGAACAGCTTTCCGTCCTCCTCCGGGTTGTTGTCCAGCCCTGGTGAGGGCCGATAGTCCGATAACGGCACATCATACCCGGGCGTCGGCTTGTCGTCCGTCTGCTCCAGCGAGCATTTGCAGTTCCACCGGTCTCCGGGACGGTGGCTTTTCCAAAACCTATGTCCTTTGGGCAAAGTCAGGTCAATCCCCCAGAACTGGGCATGTACGGGATCGGGGTCTGCGCTGGTGGTGGGAAGCCACCGCAGGTTCGGAAGGATGTCCGCATCCCTGTCGAACAGCTTCCAGTCAGCCGCCTGGCGGGCACGCAGTACCGCCGTATCGTACTCGGTTTCGAGCCAAGCCGTATTGTACGTGCCGATAATCGCCTGCACGTCTTCCAGGAACCGGGAAAAAGGTTTCAGGCTTCCCTTTTCGTCCAGCAGTTGCGAGGCAATGTCGTTCTGCATCCGGTGGGTGCGGAAAGCGGAGAACACATCGAGGTTGTCGCGTATCTGCTCCAGGAACACTTCCTCCAGCCTGTCATTGTCGCTTTGACCGAATCCTTCCTCCGCCGCACGGCCGAAAGTTCTGACCGTAGCCAGGAACAGATCCTCGTCTATTTCCGTTTTTACATCAAACGTCCGGTAGAATATATCCCTCAGCACTTTCGCCATCAGCTCCCTTGTGAACTCAAACGAAACGGCTGCCCCCTGCATGCGGGAATCCGCATGGCCGTGACAACGGCGGCAGTGCTCCCCGTAGAGGTCGTCCATTACCATTTTAAAGCCCCTTTCCGCGGGGCGGCGACGAAAAAAGACCTGATACGGTTTACAATACCGTCCTCCTTCCGCTTGTTCCTTTCAGGAGAGGGTTGTTCTTTCTCCTGTGCACCGTTGTCTGCCGGCTTTCCGTTTCCGAAGGCCGTCTCTTCCTTGAGCCGGTCATAGTTGTCCGGTTTAGGGATTCCCGTAGCCTCGTACACGTATTCATCCGATACGGGGGTTCCCATCTGGCGCATCCGGGATATGATGTTTATCTCCTGCTCGGCGGTGGTTTCCTTGGGCTTGACATAATAGAACTCTCCGCCCCGTGTGTCGTACCCGAAAGCGGTGAAGATATCGGTCATGTCATAGTTCAGGGTGTTCAGTACCAGGATCCGGTCCGCCTCGTTCAGTTTTTTCTCTCCCTTCTCCTGTACGGTCCCCAGTGCCTGCGTGCCACGTTCCGAGGCCTGCGTGGTGAGCGTGTTTCCCAGCACGATCTTGCTGATCTCGTCATTGCATGTGTCGTACAGGGTCCTGTACAGGTCGGAGCTGCCGCTTTTGTTGCCGCTTTCTATCAGTTTCATCTGCGCCTCCTCCGGATGGAGGAACACCGCCGCACCTCCCTGCTCGGCCATATCCTTCACGGCCTGGTCGCGGGCCTGCTCGTCACCGGCGCTGTAGGTATACTCGCGTATGGGCATTCCGAATATCTCGCAGAACTGTGCCCAGTCGGCCATGTCGTTGCGCTTGTATATGACATACGGGGCTATCCTTGCCAGTCTTCCCAGGGAGCGTTTCTCCCCGACAAGGAGCATCGTGTGGTAATTCTCCAGCGGTTCCCCCGTGGTGTCCTCCTGCCGGTGTTTTATCAGCCCCCGCACCGGGTCATAGTTCTTTCTGGGAACGAGTCTGTAGTCCATCCATCCGCTCCCGTCCTTATAGAACTGGAACAGGGAGAACCCCCAGAAATCCGAGTCTATCAGGTCCCCGATGAACCGGTAGAACCAGGGGGAGCGCAACAGGGTGTTGATCCTCTCGTCCGGAACGCCGTTCCTTCTGAACTCGATCTGCGAGCACTGCACTGCCGATTTCCTCTTCTCTATGACGCTTCCCGTATGCCCGTCCATAAGGATGTCCTCATAGAGGTCATACAGCCTCGTCCGCTGTGTGAAGTCCACATTGTTCGCCCCCCTGACGGCCTGCATGTAGTCCGCCATATCCTTCATGAACAGCCTGGGTGCGGTGATGATGACTGTTCCCGGGGTGTTCCTGCCCGGCAGCGGCATGTTGCCGCTTATGGATATTTCTTTTTTTCTTGCCATTTCAATAGTGTGTTACACGTTTGGGATTGCTTCTTATCTGGGTGGGCAGGTTGTTCCTTGCCGTCTCCTCGTCCAGCAGGGGAGCGTCGGCTATGCTGATCTCCACCTTGCTGACCGCCTTGAGCCACTCCATCGCGCGGTCATAACGTTCCTTGCGTATGGGGGAGAACTTCTGGGGGTTGTGGATGCTGCATACATGATAGAGCGTGATGTCCTTGGCGAACATGAGTATGAGCGCGTTCCTTTCCTTGCCCTTTGCGGAGAATATCCTGTCACAGTCATAACGTGCGGACAGGTAGGAGCGCATCTGCGCCACCGCCTGGTCCTCGCATATCTCCACTATGGACTCGTCCTCCCTGATGATGCTGTCCAGGATCTCCCTGTGGATGCTCGCATCGTAGTCATCCGGATTGATGAATTCAGACATGTCGTTTACCTCCTGTACTTGTTTAAACGGCGGATTGCCGCCCTTTCTATTATGACCGGCTTCTCCATGTTCCCCGCCTTCCTGTCTATGGCCCTGTTCCCTCCCTCCACGCAGTCCGGCCCGTCCGCGGGATACGGAAGGGTGAGCTCGAACATCCGGAACTGGTCAACCAGTTCCTTCATGTCCGAGGAGTCTTTCTCCTGTTCGTTGAATATGAGGTTGCCGTCACGGTCCATGGGCTCAAGGTTGGCCTCGATACGGGTTGCCTTGTCGGTCTTGCGTTCCTCGTCGGGGATGATGTTCAGCGGGATGCCGTGTTTCTTGCGCAGCCTGTTCAGATGCTTCTTTAAAACCTGTTTGAAGAAGGGATCCTGCAGCTTGTTGTTCTCCACATAGGCGTAAACGGAAGCCTTTCCTCCCACATGTTTGTACTGTTCGAAGAACGCCTCGATAAAGTCCTCGTTCTTACCCCGGAACACCCTTGCCTTGATCACATACAGCTTTCCCTTGAGCTTGCCCAGCAGGCAGACGGACTTGAAACTGGCCTGTTTCCTCCTGCTCTCCCCCGGGGCCGGGTCCCCGTAAATGACAAGGAACCTGAATTTGTTCAAAGGAGGGACCTTCCCGAATACAAGGTTCTTGAATATGCTCCCTTCGCTGACCGGATTGTTGAAAAATTCCTTCTGTGCCGACGAGGTGCTGATAAGCGACAGGAACAGGTCTATATCCTCTTCGGAGTTCTTTTCCGGCCATGAGGAGACGCCGTCCTTGTCACGGATATTGATAATGTCCGCGTATCCTATTCCTTTCTGTCCGAGTTCCGCAGCCTTTTCGATGGCACGTGTGATGCAGCAGTCCGCCGCAATGATGTTTCCGTTAAACAGCACCCTGTAACGTCCTGAGACGGACATGGTGGGAATCAACGCCTCTTCAAGCCATTTCCACTTGGCCTTGATACGTTCCGGATTCCGGCATTCCTCGTCGGTGTCTATATCATCGATAAGGATAAAGTCAGGACGGAAATTCTTGTTACGGGTACCGCGTGGCGACTGTCCGGCACCGATAGCCCGGAAGGAACAGCCGCACTGGCATGTGAATTCCCCTGTTTCCCAGGAACCCGGCTTTTTCTGTGTGCCGTAATCCTGAATGATGCGCTGGTTTTCCTCCATATTGGCCATGAAGGGCAGCAGCAGGCGTCCGGCGTTGTCCTGCGAGTTCGAGATAAGCAGCACATTGCGTACCTGCCGGGTAAGCGCCAGCTTGATGATCTCCATCATGGCACGTGCCGACTTGGCCAGCTCGCGCGACCATGCCCTGACCTCATACCAGCGGTCGTGCCCCATAAGACGCCGTGTCGCTTTTTTATGGAAACCGGCCGGCTCGCAGGTGTAATACTGTGCGAAATAATAACGGAACCACGCTTCATTATCCGCCTCCAGCCGTTTCTTACGGTCCTCTATTTCAGCGGTGGAGTCGGACGGGTTAATGTCCGAACTCTCCCGGACGGATGCCACCAGGTCGTTCCATTCCGCCAGTTCGGCCCTGTCCCGGGGGGTAAGTCTGAGTTTTGCCATAGCCTTACAGTTTGGATTTTACATAGGCGTCCAGCAGTGGGACTATCTCCTTGCTGCGTGCCATGTCATAAGTGCGCAGCCACTTGACAAAACTCTTGAAAACCGAAAGGATGTCAGCCAGCCCCACATCCGTTTCCATCTTTTTGATGGACCCGGTTATTTTGGCTATGGTGTCCGATTCGGCCGTGCTGGCGAATCTTTCCCCCTCGGGTCTCCCGTTGATGGCATTGTTCAGCTCGGCAAGCTGGAGATACAGGTTCTTGAGCTGTTCTTCCCGTGTCATGGTGATGGATACCTTGTACCGTTCCCAATTGCCTTCACCGACCCACCGGGAAACAGTCTGACGTTTTACTCCCACACGCTCGGCAATCTCCGCGTGTGTCAGTTCTTCGTTAAGGTAAATAGTCCTTGCAAAATCTTTTTTCTGCCTGCTAGTCAGTTCCGCCATTTTTATCTTTTTTTATTTACGGCAAAATTCGTATTTAAATATTTGATTTGCAATATATTGAATTTATGACACTGTTTTATGACGTCATCATGCGGTTGTAAAGTTGCATCATGCCCCAAGGGTGTTGATTGCAGTAAAAAAACTCTCCATATTTGCACCGTAATTTTAAGACGACCGATGAAAAAGCGATACTTTAACATGATACCCTCCCCTGATACCGCCTGCATCCTCCTGTATGGGGAGATCGGCGGTTTTGACGGGATCAACGACAAGGACATTGTTTCCGAGCTGTATGAATACGCCTCCATGTACAGGAGCATAGACGTGCGTGTGAACTCCCCGGGAGGGAGCGTGTATGCAGGCATGGCCATATTCAACGCCCTCAGGGCCAGCGATGCGGATATAACCATCTATATCGACGGTATTGCCGCAAGCATGGCCAGTGTCATCGCCCTGTGCGGGAAACCGGTATATATGAGCCAGTACGCCCGTCTGATGCTCCATAACCCTTACGGGGGATGTTACGGCAACAAGGAGGAGATGAAAGCCGTCGCCGAGCAGCTGGAGGCGCTGGAGGATACGCTTGCGGACATGTACGCTTCCAAGACCGGGAAGACCCGTGAGGAGATAAAGGATGCCTATTTCGATGGGAAGGACCATTGGATTACCGCCAGGGAAGCCAGGGAGATGGGATTCATTGACGGTATCTATGATATCGGCGAGAGAGTGGATGCCGGGACACCGCAGGAGGTTTATGCCGCATTCCAAGCCCGGCTGGACAATCAAACATTAAATACAGGTAATATGATGTATGAAGAATTGAAGAAGAGACCATCCTTCGCCTCGTGTGCGACGGATGAGGACGTAGTGCGCACGCTCTCCTCCCTTGAAAACAAGGCGGGACAGTATGACGCGCTGGTAAAGGAACGTGACACGCTCAAGGCGAGTCTGGACGGATATGTCGAGAAGGAGCGCGAGGCCAGAAAGGCCGAGATCAGGAATCTTCTCGAGGACGCCATGCAGGACGGGCGTATCGCCCCATCCGACCGTGACGCGTATCAGGCGGTGCTGGAGAAGGATTATGAGAACGGGAGAAGGATTGTCGACGGGCTTGCGAAGAAAAAAAGCGTGGATGATGTTCCGGATACCCCGCTACAGGACAAATCCGGATGGAATGACAATTGGAAAGAAATCCGGAAAAAGAACGGTTTTAATTAAAAAATGAAAAGATTATGGCTGTAACTATCAAGAATACGAATTATGACGGTGAGGTGCTCGACAGGATACTCACCAAGGCGGCCACGGGCAACGAACTGGTACAGAAGGGGCTGATCAACCTCGTGCCCAATGTGACGAAGAAATACTCCATTCCCCGGCTGAAAACGAACAAGATGCTGCGCAAACGCGTGGAACAGCCTGAGGACAAGGACTCCAAAGGGGATTTCATTTATTCGGAAAAGGTGCTTGAACCGAAAGACTTCATGGCCTTTACCACGTTCAATCCCCGCTCTTTTGAGCAGATATGGCGTCCGTTCCAGCCCAAAGGGGAACTGGTATTCCGGGAGCTTCCCCCCAATGTGCAGAACGTCCTTCTGAAAGCCTTGTCCGACCAGGTGGATTTTGAACTCGGATACCATTTCGTCAACGGCATCTATGTCGATGATGAGGAGGATGACGAGCACCTGTTCAACGGCATTCTGATGCGTGTCTATGAAGATCCTGAGGTAATCCGTGTGAACTCCCCGAAAGACGACACCATGATTGAACGTCTGATGCGCGTGCGCAAGGCAACTCCCCAGGTTCTCCGCAACAATCCCAATTTTGTGTATATCATGTCCGTTGACGATGCCGACCGGTATGACGACGAGCTTATCCTGCGCGAGGGAAAGGGCGTGAACTGGACTGATACCAGCGCCATGCGTTTCAAGGGAACTACGATCAAGACCGTATCCTCATGGCCGGACGGCTTGATCATCGGAACAGTGGCTACACCGACCGAACAGTCCAACTTCTGGGGAGCGGTCAACCTGCAGAACGACTTCAACGTGATCCAGATCGACAAGCTGACCAATGCCGGAGAACGTTACTTCTTCAAGATGCTCATGACCGCGGACACGAACACGGCGTTCGGTGAGGAGGTGGTCATGCTGGACGCGCGTGAGGGGAATGTCATCACAACGTCCAACACCACGATCACAATGAAATCGCAGGATGACGCCATCGAGCTGACTCCCGCGTCAGACCAGACCTATACCATTGAGGCGGTCGCGGTACATGCGGGAGCGCGCCTGTCCGTGTCCAACAAATCGGCTGAGCATAAAGCGACCGTGCAGGGTACGGAAGTCGCGCCAGGCAAGACTGTATCCCTCTATTATGACGGAAAGTCATGGTTTGAGGGGGATGTGAAGGAAATAACACTTTCAAGCGATCTTGCCGGACAGGAAAGCAAGGCTGCTGTCAGTGCGTCTGCAGAAAGTCTGGAGGTTTGATTATGGCGACACCAAGAGGACTACGAAACAATAACCCCGGAAACCTCCGCCTGTCAGGTGACAGGTGGAAGGGTCTCCGCCCGGTGCAGACGGACAAGGAGTTCTTCCAGTTCACCGACATGAGATACGGCTACCGTGCCATGCTCATCACCTTGAGGAACTACCGGAAGAAACACGGTTTGAGGACCCTCTCCCTTATGATCGGGCGTTACGCCCCGTCCACGGAGAACGACACCCGTGCCTACCTTTCAAGTGTATGCGGCGAGCTTCAGGTTCCCACTACCTATGAGCCGGACGTGGATGACAAGGGGACGATGTGCCGTCTGGCCGCCGCGATGAGCCGGGTGGAAAACGGCGTGCCCGCCGTCATGGCGGACATAGAGGCCGGCTGGGAGATAATCTGAAAAATGACATGCGTATGGACTGGGGCACTGTATTCGAACTTCTCCAGCAGTGGCTCGCCCCCACGGGGTGCATAGCCATGGCAATAGGCTGGTGGCGTGACCGCAGGCTCGTCAAGGTCCGTGCGGTCAAGGAGGACGAGGGCACATACAAGCAGTTGTATGACGACCTCTCCGAGACGACTTTACATTTAAGTGACCAAATACGAAAAGTCAATGAGAAAATTATCGTTCTGGAACAGGCGCTGCGTAAATGTTACCAGTGCAAGTATGCTGACCGCTGTCCTGCTGTTGTCTGGATGCGCAGCAAACAGGGAGAGCCGAACAGCCGTCCGCTCGGGCTCTCTTCAGAGGAGCGTAACCGGGGAAATAATCTTCGGCAAGGCCCCGACGACTCTGACGAGCCTGGCACTGAAACCCGGGCTCCTCCGGACGATAGGCGGCCTTCCGGCCGGCATGGGCGTGACGGAGCAGCATGAGGGGCTGGACCTGAGGGTGGAGTCGGACGGGGAAGGCGGCGTGAACGTCACGGCCGTCTCGCATGCCCGGCCGGAGATCACCGTAAGGGAGACCTCGGATATGAGGTTGGAGTCAGAGGAGGCTACGGCCGGGGAAAAACAGCCGGTTCCCTCTTTTTGGGACCGGACAAAGACGAAGGTGTTGTGCTGTTTTGTCCTCCTGCTTCTCTTCTGGGGACTCCGGCGGTTTAAAGACAAATCAAGGAACAATTAAAACATGAATCATTATGTTAGAAAAGAATACCGGCGCCATCTATGGCGTGAAAGCTCTCAAGTATAACGGGAAGGCTCTCGGACTGATATCCGAGGACGGGCTGCAGCCCGGAGGCGACTCGCCTTCCAAGACCCGCATCTGGGCGGCGCAGAAACGCAACGCGCCGTTCGCGGTGCTCAAATCCACACCGGGAACCAAGACATGGACGTTCACGCTCATCGAGCTGTCCGCGGACAACATGATACAGGTGATGGGCGGGACGAAGGAAAGCACCGGGGTCTATGTGCCCCCGACGGAGGACAAGGACGTGCAGGGCGTGTTCGACATCGAGACCGTGACAGAACACACGATCCGTATCTATAACGGGGTGCTCACATGCAATTTCGCCAACGGGATCAACTTCAGCAATGTGCTGGGCATCGAGTGCGAGCTGGAGATGCAGGATGCCGGGGAGAAGCCTCCCTACAAGATCTTCGCCCCGGGTGACAGTGTACCGGAATATCCCGAGTCATGACGGAAGGGAAGGACACACGAAGTCGGGCGGCGGACATGCTGCTTGACATCGGCATCCGCATTCCGGTGATGCCGCTCAGACCCTTTAAAAAATGCCCCGGGAAATCCTTCCTTGTCATGCGCCGTCCGCCCGCCGGGGCGGTCATCCGCATAGCAAGGCGGTACCTGGAGCTCGGCGTCACCCCGGAGGATATCAGGGCGATGGACTATGAAGAAAGGATGCGGTTCGTGGCGGAGAAGGGAAAGGCGGTCAGCCGGATGGTCGCGCTGGCCGTATGCACCGGATGGCTCTCGGGGATGCTGTTCTCCGGCCCTGTGGCATGGTATCTCAGATGGAGGGTGCATCCGGCGATGCTCTCCGCCGCCCTCATCGAGCTGCTCAGGGGCATGGACATACAGCCTTTTTGCAATACTATTCCGTTGGCGTCCAGAACGGCGGAGCTGCTGGAGCCGATAGGAAGCCGGGAAAGGAAAACGGGTTAACGGGCCGGCAGGAAGGCCCCCATAGCGTTTTCGGAATCATCGCGCAGGCGATGGAACGGTTCGGCAGGCCGAAACGGCACATCCTGTGGAAGATCAGCTACGCCGAGCTGATGCTGATGAACACGGATGTCAGCCGGTATGTGACCAAGGAGGAGCTCCTGGAAAGGGAGCGCAAACGTAGGCCGGACAAATTCACCACTGAATATTTTCAAACAAAACTCGGAGGGTAAAAATGGAACCTGTAAGACTGGAGATACTGCTTGACGACAAGACACTGAAGGGGATGCGCTCGGTGGAGGGCAACCTTTCCGGGATAGGCCTGTACGCAAAACAGGTCATCGCACAGCTGGAGCAGGAACTGCTGGAACTGCAGAAACAGTACAGGAATGCCATGGCCGCAGGTACGAATACCGATGCCCAGATGGCGGACATCCAGGCACTGCAGGGAGTCATCAGGCAACTGAAAGCGGAACTGCAGGGGCTGGAAGAGCAGAAGAAAAAGACAGGATCCACCCCTCTCATGGGAGATGATCCCGCCCCGAAACTCAATAATGTGAGGATGAGCATGCAGCAGATCGCCCGGGAACTCCCCTCGCTGGCAATGGGTCCCCAGATGTTCTTCCTCGCCATTTCCAACAACATTCCCATGTTCACCGACGCCCTGTCGTCAGCCCGCCAGGAGTATGAGGCGCTGACCAAAGCCGGAAAGAAAGCCACCCCGGTGTGGAAGCAGGTGCTTTCCTCACTGTTCTCGTGGCAGACGGCGCTGGCCGCCCTGATTACCCTGTCCGTCGTATACGGGAAGGAGATCGGCGGATGGGTGAAGAGCCTGTTCGGCGTGAAGGATGCCGCCCTGTCCGCGGCGAAAGCCCAGGAAAAGGTGAATGAATCCTTCAGGAACAGCAGCAGTGATGTGGCGGAACAGGTCACTCTCGTCAGGTCCTTGTCCGAAAGATGGAAGGAACTGGGAGACAACATGTCCGATAAAAAACAGTTCATCACCGAAAACAAGAAGGAGTTCGGGAAACTCGGTGTTGAGGTGGGCAACGTGAATGACGCCGAGAACCTGCTGGTGGACAATACGGACGTGTTCATCGGGGCGATGATTCTCAGGGCCGAAGCTGCCGCAGCGTTCAAGCTGGCCACGGAGCAGACGGAGAAGGCCTTGAAAAAACAGAACGAGATAGAGGAAAGGCGGAAGAAGGGCCCGACTTTCTGGGACAGGTTCAGGGCCAATTTCTTCTCTTCCGCGTCCGGATCAGCCACTTATACCCGACAGGCGGACGCTCCCACGGCCGAACAGCTCAGAGAAAATGATATCTCCGCCCTGGAAGAGGAACAGAAGGCGGCGGAGGATACGGCCAAATCCTATATGGACCTGTTCCTTGCAAGGACAAAGGAATGGAAGGAGAGGCTTAAATCGGCAGGCATAAAGGAAGATGACGGCAGGGAAACCAAGGATACGGGCAAATCGGCCCGGGATTATCAGGACGAGCTCGCCGACGCCCGTATCAGGGCGCAGCAGAAACTTGAGGCGGCACGCATATCGGTCATGCAGGAAGGTATAAGGAAACGCCAGGCCCTTGCAAGGCAGGAGCTTGACGAGTCGCTCGCACAGATCGACAAGGAGGAGCGTGACACCCTCAAGAAAATGGACGAGGCCGAAAAGAAACGGGGTGTGAAGTCCACGCCCGAGGAAAGGCAGGCCGTAAGGGACAATGCGTCCCAGCAACGTCTTGTCGCCTACCAGCAATACGCGAAGGAATTCTATACAGCCGACAAGGAATGGCAGGAGAAGGACCTGCAGTCCTGGATTGACTATAACAGGGAATACGGCACATACCAGCAGAAACGTCTGGCCATCATGCGGGAATATACCCTTAAATCCTCGAAAGAGAGTCTGAACGGGAATGACAAAAGGATGCTGGCCCGACAACGTGACGAGGCGCTGTCCGAACTTGATTTCAACGAACTGAAGGACACCATCAACTGGGATGTCGTCTTCGGCAATCTGGACAAGGTGGCGAAAAAGGAGCTGCAGAAGGTGAAGCGGCAGATAGTCAGCTTCCGCAACAGCCCGGAATTCAAAAAAAGCGCCACTCCGGAACAGATGCAGGTCATCGAGGAAGCCATCGGAAAGATCGACAGCGAGGTCATCGAGAAAGGAGGTCTGTTCGGCAATCTGACCGAATCCATACGGGAATACTCCGAAGCGGTTGATGAACTGACAGCCGCGCAACGGGATTATGACGAGGCCGTGCGGCAATACGGGGCGGACAGTGCGGAAGCGGAGGCCGCTCGAAAGAAAAGGAACAAGGCGGAAGCCGGGGAGCGCAATGCCGGGAACAATCTGGAAGCCTCGAAGGATAAGGCGGTGAGAAACATCACCGCCGTGGCCGATGCGATGAACACGCTGGGCGAGGCGGACATGAGCCTGTCATCCTTCGGAAGCGCGGTCGGGTCTCTGGTAGACACGCTGTCCGCATCCGGAAGCAAGATCGGCGGCATCATCGCGGCCATACTGGCTATCCTTGACCAGATCGGGCAGAAAGGGCTGGAGGGTTTTGTCGGCAACATTCTCGAAACCGTCATGCACGCCGCAGGAGGATTGTGGGACAGCATCGGACGTCTGTTCGGTGTCAAGGGACTTGGAGGCATCTTCAAGGGAGCCGACTATTCCGGCTATAACGAGATGGTGGACCAGTACAACCGTCTGAACGAGATATGGGATGAACTGATCGACAAGAAAAAGGAATATATAGAGACCAGCTACGGCGCCGAGGCGCAGAAGGTCGGAGAGGAAGCGCTGACCCTACAGCGGACCGCCATAGACTCTTACCGGATACTGGGCAAGGAACGTCTGAATTCGGGAGCCAGCACGGGATCACACTCTATCGGGGTGCGGCAGCGCAAATGGATGTCCTCTCAGGACTGGGCGGCAGCCGGCGCGGCCCTGGGAGAAGACTTCTACAGGTACGGGATCGGGGAAGGACGTATGACCGGGCTGTTCGATCTCTCCGTGGAGCAGCTGGAGAAACTGAAGTCGGAAGCTCCCACATTCTGGGCCAAGCTGGATGATGATGTCAGAAATTACCTGGACAAGATCATTGACGGTTCGGAAAAACTGGGTGACATACAGGCCCAGATAAAGGAACAGCTCACGCAGATGTCATTTGACAGCATGCGTGACGCCTTCTATGACACACTGCTTGATATGGAAAGCGGGGCGGAGGACTTCTCGGAGGATTTCAGCGAGTACCTGCAGAAGGCTATCCTCAAGACAAGCCTGTCGAAAGTCTACGACAAGAGGCTTCAGGAATGGTATGACAAGTTTGCCAACTACAACAAGGAAGGAGGTATAGATACCGGGGAATACAAGGACCTCCAGCAGGAATGGAACAATATCGTAAAGGACGCCCTGGAGGAGCGTGACTCGCTGAAGGATATCTTCGGATGGACATCATCGTCCTCCTCTTCCCAGTCCGGTCGGGCCGGAACCGTCACCTCCATGACCGAGGAGACGGCCGGAAGGCTGGAGGGGATCGGCAACGCGACCCTTGACCATGTCATCAGCATTGACAACAACCTGACGAGGCATCTCGAGGGGATGGCGACATCCCTGGGCAAAATTGCGGGGAATTCGGAGTACCTCAGACACCTCGAAACGATAAACGAGAACATCGCGGAACTCCGGCGCGGTGTGAAACTGAAAACATAGGACTATGGAAGTGGAGGAAGGACTGCTGAAGATAAACGGGACGGACATGGCGTCCCTGGGATGTTTCCTGTACGAGGAGAACGCGGGGGACCATACCAATTACGACTCGCTGATGAAGCCGCCGAAGATGAAGGAGCATACCTCCGTCAGTTACCGGGAACTTGACGGCGAAGAGCTGCCCGAAACCCTGCTTCCCCGTTACGAGGCGAGGGACATCACGCTGAAGATGGCGGTGGTTGCGGATACACGGACCGGGTGGTTCAAGAACTACAACGCCGTGCTTGCCTTGCTGAAGTCGGGATGGCTGACGCTGGAGGTTCCGGAGATAGGCCGGGTGATGAAGGTCTACCTGAAGGAATATACCCGGTACAGCCAGTTCACGACAATCAGGAATACCGGCCAGCAGGTAGCCGGATTCACGGTCACGCTGCGCGAGCCGAAACCTTTTTCAAACAGTGATTAAAAACGATTTAAAAACATCATAAATGGAACTTGGAATCTACAACAGGCAGGGAATCCTAAAGAAGAAGGTCAGTCCCGACTCATCGTCCCGGTGGACCGAGGAAGTGGGGGCGGAATTCGTGGTGACGGTGAACTTCACCACCTGGGAGTTCTTCGTCCTGTCGGTCGGCGACTATGTGGAGATATCAGGAAAGCGGTTCTCCATAAAGAAGGAGTACCGCCCGAAAAAGACCGACACACAGAAATACACCTACAATATCAGCTTCTACGGCCGCGAGCACGACATGCAGGACCTGTTGTTCTGCCGTCTGAACCAGGGGGAGGACGATCTGGAGTCCGTCTTCGCCTACGACGGCACGCCGATGGAAATGCTGGAAAAGCTGGTTGCGAACATGAACCGCAACACCGACGGTGTGACGTGGCGTGCAGGCCAGGCCGTCACCGGTGACCGGAAGACCATCAACTTCAACGGCCTGTTCTGCTGGGATGCGGCAGGCGAGATAGCCGGTGCCTGGGAAACCGAGTGGTGGCTGGACGGGGAATACCTGAACATAGGGAAATGCGAACACGGCGAACGGGTCACGCTCGGCTATATGAAGGGATTGAAGACGGGACTGACCCAGAATGAGAATTCCAATTCGGTCAAGTGGTTTACACGGCTGATTCCCGTAGGTTCAGCCAAAAATATTGACCCGTCAAAATACGGCTACACCCATCTGCAACTGCCGTCACGGGACAAGTATATCGACCTGAACACCCAATTGGGCCTGAAGGAGCATCGCGAGGAAGCGGCCTTTCAGGATATATTCCCGCACCGTCTGGGTACGGTATCCTCGGTAAGGTCCGAGGAGCAGACAAATAAGGACGGGAAGAAATACACCGTCTATTATGTCAAGGACAAGGATCTCCCCTTCAATCCGGATGAATACATGATCGGTGAGGAGGTGATACACATCACCTTCGAAAGCGGCGACCTCTCCGGAAGGGAGTTCGAGTGCAACTGGCATAACGACACACAGGAGTTCGAGATCATCAACATCTACCCGGACGAGAACACCCAGATACCGGGAGGCAACATCATACCGAACATCGGTGACACGTATATCCTGACGAACATCCGCATGCCGGATGAGTATTACCCGATAGCGGAAGAACAGTACAAGCAGGCGGTTGACAGCTTCCTGACAGAATACAGCAAGGACATATCCATCTATTCCGGCAACACGGATTACATCCATGTGGATAAAAACAGTGTGCCGTTATCGCTCGGGCAAAGGGTGAGACTGGAGGACGCGCAGTATTTCGAGGCCGGGTATCTTGACACCCGCATCACAAGGATAGAGAGGAAGCTGGGCAATCTTTCCGAGGCTTCCATTGACTGCTCGTCGGCGGTCAGTACCTCATGGAAGTCATCCGTGGACTCGACACTGAACAATCTGGAATACACGCTGGCGCAGGAGATGGCGGACAATGTCCGCCTGCTGAAGACCGGCGATATGGAGAGTCCGAGCGACTATACGGCTTTCTCCTCCCTGAGGGCTATAGCAACCTTCCTCTGCAAGGACCGTCCCGACCGTACAAATTTCTTATTGAAGTTCGGTGATTTCATCGACTCCATGATTGCCGGTAAAGGTGCCGGTATCTATCCTGACGGGCGCGGTCAGTTCGAGCGTCTTGAGGTGCGCGGTTCCGCAGTGTTCAAGGAGGTCATCTATAACCGCCTGAACGCACAAGAGGGCGATACGTCTTACTCCGAGAACGGGGTCATTGAGTCCGTGACTTTGGAGAGCGACGGAACCTATACCCTGAAATTGCGCAAGCGTTGGGAGAATGACTTTACCGCATTCCAGGAGGGGGATGTGGTCTATGGGATTGTGAACAACCTCTTTTCTACGGGGGAGTATTACACTTCATGGGTACGTGTGCTGTCGAAGAACATAGCGGCCAACTCCATCTCGGTACTGGTGTATCCGGACAGCGAGGTGCCGGGAGGCCGGAACTATCCCCCTACTGAGCTGATGATTATCACGCGCAGAGGCAATGCCATCAATGAGGACAGGCAAAGCTACTGGTATTTGTCCGCCACCACGGATAAATGTCTTGTCTGGCTGGAAGGAGTAACGAAACCTGTCCTGGAACAGAACAACTATTACATGATATTGGGGCGTTTGCCCAATTTGGATTTGTTTGACAATCTCCCCATCAACTATAAGCACTCGTACATATTCGCCCGTGCCGGCATCTTCGGTGAACTTTACCGGGTGGACTGGCAGGGACTGCCCGTACAGGAACTGGTGGACCGTGGCTTTTGGTCGGCCGAAGTCGCGTCCTCTGAAAATCCTTACACCAATACGCAGGAGCGGGCGGACACGGTTTGGCACTACGGCTGCAAATGGAAGTGCCTGATGACGGGAACAGCCGACGAACCGCAATATGCGGCAGCCGGATGGGCGATGCTGGAAGGGAACCCGGAATTTACGATAGAGATCGGCAGCACAAAGGGGTGGTATTTTGATATCGAGACTTTTTCCACAACGCTATATATTACCGGCAAGCTGTACAACCGTGACGTGACAGATCATATACTTGACGCTGATGTGAGCTGGACGCGTGATACCGGGAATGTATCAGAAGATAACGCATGGGCGGTGAAGCGTGCCGGCGCCGGGAAAAATCTTCCTCTGACGATAGATGATCTCGGACCGAATTATACCAACATGCGGGTGTGTACGTTTAAAGCACAGGCGTTATTGCGTGACGGGCAGCAGTTTGAAGTGGCGGAGAATTTTGTAACATTTTAAAATGGTTTTATACAATGGCAACAAAGCAACGAAAAATAGAAATCAACTACCGGCTGTTACAAACCAGTTGTAACATCGAGGTGGTGGGCAGCGTGCCGGACATGCAGGTCTACCAGGCTGACAAAGCTGAATACACTCCGGACTATACGCTGACACCGCTGGTCCTGTTTCCGCGGTGCAACGCCACCGATCCGGAAGCGGTGACTAAAATCGGGGCGGTCAACTCCAGGCTGACCAACATGAAGTGGTACGAGCGCATCGGAACCACACGCACACTTATCACATCGACAAACACAGGCTACAGCATTACGGAGTCCGGTGACAACAAGGGACAGATCACAATGAAAAAAAATGTCACCGTCCTAAAACCCGTCACGCTGGAGTTTTACGCGGAATATGCCGACACACGTAGCGGACAGCTGTTTACTTTTCAGATGAGCCGTCTTGTCCGCGCGGTTGACGGTACGGATGCGATCCCCGTATTGACGATAGACAGCCCGTCCACGCTGGACTGGAACCCGGTGCGTGACATCACCGCACAGACCATCACGGCTAAACTGATGGTAGGCGACACGGACGTGACGGCTACGGGCAAATGCAGGTTCTTCTGGTACCGTCTGTTGTCTACGGGAGCGCTGGAGGCGATAACCACAGGAGCGGGTGACAACGACTGGGAGTTTGTATCACTGAACAAGAATGTATATAAGATTGACCGCAATTATATAGGTGATGACATCACGATTGTCTGCAAGGCCACCTATGCGGCTTCCGGGACTCCGGCATCAACCCCGGGCACATCGGACCCGGCAGTCTCTACTGTGATACGCCGCAGGATTCCGAAGATTGAAGCCGACTGGGAGGGCGTACCTACGGGTGTTCCGGACGGGACTTACGCCATCTTTCCCAGACCCGTCATTCGGGATACCATGGGGGTTATCCCGAATCCATCCGCCATGTTTAACTGCCACTGGTACGTCAAGAAGAGCGGAGATGCCGGATATGCCAAGGTTGCCGGCGGATACTCTCCCAGGATACCTTTCAGCAACGGCATGATGTTAAAGCTGGAGGTGGAGGACAGAGGCCCTTACGTGGCGCTGACACAAGGCGGCAAGGTGCTCACACAGGGGGGCAAGGCGGTAGTAGTAAGAAAATTTGGATAACATTAAAAACAATAGAATTATGGCATTTTACATTAAAGTAACGAAGGAGGTTGCCGACCGGTTGCATCTGACCGATATCCGCAACAGGACAGCGGATGGCAATGTATTATTGTGGCAGGCGGACGTGGCACGTTTCCCCGGCGACACGGTATTTGACAGGGCCAAGGAAGCGGGCGGCGTCTGCCTGACCCCGCAGGCGGCGAAAGAAGAGATAGACGGTACGGACCATCCCGTCAAAGTATTCACACCAGCCTCTTGGGGAGAGAGCTCCGAAGGCACGGATAGTACGGAAACAACCGGGGAAGGAGGAGCGTCATGAGTTTGGCCAGCGCGACCGGACAGGTCATATTTTCGCAAAAGGGCGGCGTATACATGCCTGCCATCCAGTGTAACCAGGGAGATCTGTATCAGGAGTATATGGGCGAAGCGTCCGCGCCAACGAACATCGCACCGGATTTCGCTTCGCTCAAGCCCGTCTTGTCCTTCATTCTCACCTCTTCGCGGGTGGCGGAAGGGCTGGTGGTTCCTTCCTCCATGAAATGGTATTTCAATGATGTCGAGATCAAGTTCTCGGGCAATGTCTCCACCAACACGTTTGGCGGTGAGACGGGACATTTCAAGTTTATCCCTTACCAGCCCGGTACGACGGATTACTACGGATTGCAGATCGTCAAGAATCTGGTCAAGGCGAGCGGAGCGGCCTCTTGTACCATCAAGGGTGAAGCCACCGTGACCGTTGGGAATACCAGCGACACCGTCCAGTTCGTCTATAGCATCCCCATCACCAAGGGAGTCGGAAACCAAAAGCATGTGACGATCATTGCCGGAGACAACAAGTATTTTACTTTACGGGATAAGGGGCAGAGCTGTATATTGAAAGCCGTTACGCGCATGGGTAGCGACGACATCACTACCGGATTGACGTATAAATGGTACAACCAGGTCAACGGTGCGTGGAGCGTGCTGAGCGGAAAGACCACACAGACATTGACCGTCACCAACGATATGGTTGATACGACAGGTGTGTTCAAAGTGGAGGTGTACCAGGGCGGCAAGCTCATCGGTCAGGACACGCAGTCCGTAATGGATGCGTCCGATCCGTTTGATTTGATCCTGAATCCCACGCCCGAGGACGAGACCATCCGGGAAAGTGGTGACACGGTGGTCTATAAGCCCATTCTGGTCAAGCGTGGAAGTACCACCAAGTACAAGGACATGACTTTCTATTTCGTGTTCATGGACAGTGCAGGAGTAGTCCTTAACCCGTCTACTTCCGGTACAGCAGCCACTTCCGGCACGTGTACTTGGGACATGTGCCAGCAGGCAGGAGGCAACGTGGCATGGACCATCACAACCAAGGAATAAGGAGGTGATATGCCGTTGGTGACTAGAACCGGACAGGTCAGTTTTGCTCCAAAAGGTGACAAGGGAGATAAGGGAGCGCGCATGCGTATGCGTGTATGGGGGGCGTCTGTGTCTTACCTGGAGGGCAAGCAAGGGCAGCTGTTTTACGACATTGTACTTTATGACAACCTGCTGTACCTGTGCATCCGTTCGCATACGTCGGTTTCGACGGAGACCCCCAAACAGAATGTGGCTTCGGGAAAAATAAAATACTGGGAGGTAGCACAGAGCTGGACTTTTATCGCCACCAAGCTGTTGCTGACCGAGAAGATCAAGGCGTCCATGATTGATGCGGACGGTATCAGGGCGGTCAACGTGGATATCAGCGGAAAAATCACGGCGGATAGCGGACGTATCGGTCCGTTTTCCATAGATTCCGGCATGTTGTCCTCAAAAACTCTTTATGAGGGGACGGATTCCTATGTCGGTTTCAACCTGTCTGCCGGACAGATAGAGTTTTATAACGAAAGGACATTTGCACGTGTAAAAATCGGAGGGAACACGAAATTTGTCACAATCGAAGGGATATCGTATGATGCCGGAATTGACATACAGAGTCCGAATGCCATGATCGGGATGCACATCAAGACCCCGAGCATTCCCCTGTTCGTGGAAGGTGGTAACATTTTCCTTCATCCGAACAATGACAGTTATGTATCTCTCCGTGGCATAGTGGGCAACTGGAGGAACATATCCGTCAGCACCTCCCTGAATAACAATGATGACAATGTGACGTTTCTTAATACGGGTAATATAGAAGTGACACTTCCTCCGGATGTTCCGGGACATACCATATACTTCAAACGTATGAACGGCGGGGTCAGACTTAAGGGAGGACGCATCCTGCCTGCCTCCGGAGGAAATGTGATGTCCTTCATTGATCTGGATTATGCGTCCGGATTCGTTAAATGTATGGGTAATCACTGGGTTATGTTTTATTGCGGATAACAGTATGAATTTAATTAAGAATATTATGAAAGTTGATTTTACAAAATTTCCCCTGTTCACGGGGATAGACAGACAGGATATGGTGATAGCGGATATCCGTAAGGATATTGCTGACGGCATTTACAGGAACGTGCCCGGTCTTCCGGCGCACGTACTTGCGGAGAAGATCTATCGGAACGAGCTTGTGGAGCTTGCCGATGACGAGATTCATATACTTGACCTCTACACTTCCGCTTCGGTGGGGCAGCTTGCCGACTCATGGCAGGATTATAAGAAAAACAATTTGGAAACTGGTAAATAAAAAATATTATGGAAAAGATGGAATTAAGTGAGGCGTTGAAAGCCAATGCCTCAGTACTGGGAGAACTGATGCCGATTGCTAATTTAGGAAGTAAAGGGCTCTTGAGAAAAGGCGTTCTTTCTCCTATATTGGTTTGCAATAAAGACTCCGTTCAAGAAGTATGTGTCGTTCGCCTAGCGAGTTCATCTAACGCCTATATCGGTATGATATTGTATGTATATTGGGGTGGTTCTACAGGTCTGTTCTTTATTAATAGTAAGACTGGTAACTCCTATATCATAAGGAAAGTCAACGGTAGTATGATTTCTGAAATAGAGTTCAAACGAAAAAATGATCATCTCTTCGTTCGGAGCAAGACAAACACAGCTTCATTTCGTGTAAGTGCTTTGTTTTTGGATACTACTGGGGTTGACCTGTCTTTATCCATGAATATAGTTGATGAGAATCTGGATGATGCTGAAGATATAGAAATACTATAATTCTTTGGTAACATGAGGAGCGGACGGGTGTGGACCGGCACCCATCCGTTTTATCTCATTAAAATATGACTTATTTTTAATACTATGTTGTTTGTATTTGTTTCCAATCAGTCCAAGTTCCATTATTACATATTCGAATAAAAAATCTGCTCTGAAAATCTACAAAAGTTTGCTTGATGGTGACCTCACTAATAGCAATCGTTTCCAAGAATCCATAATTACTTGATGTATTGGGTTTATTATCCAATGATTGGGTTTTATTGACAAACATATATCCAGTATTATTAGCTTCATTAAAATCAGTAATTTCACCAAATCTCCTTTTGTACCACGTATCATTTATCCCTAACAGTCCTCCCAGTACCATTTACGTGACTTGACAAGTGATCAAGAGAGAGGGAGAAAAATAAAGAAGTTTCCCGATAAAGGCTTGATAACATCTGATTTTATAGACAACCGGTAGATTTCATGAATCCTATTTATTTTCTATTAATATGTATAGCCTTAGATATTATTTGTAAAAAAAAGGCGGTTCCAGTTTCCCGGTTCCGCCTTTATCCTAATATACAACATCGCCATGTGTGGTGCAAAGATAATAAATGTTTATTAAGACTACATTTAACTCGGATTTAAATCACATTTTGAATTGTGTTAACAAGTGTGATTTTGGAACAAAATGTTTTGCAAAAGTGGAACATTTTGTTTTGCGGCTTATAGTTAGTGAATCGATTTTTCATAGACTATGATTTAAAGGTTAGATTTAGGTTAAGT